AGCCCCTGCACCCGCTCCGGCTCCAGCCCCTGCACCCGCTCCGGCTCCAGCCCCTGCACCCGCTCCGGCCCCTGCACCCGCTCCGACTTCGACAACGATGCCAACACTGGCTTCCAGGGCAGCGCCTTTAATAGCTTCGTTTGGGGCCAGAGAAACCGATTTCTTAAAGCCTCGCGAATTGCCAGCCAGCCCGGACATTAAACTGGTTAAAACTTTAGAGGAAATAACCGGAGGAGCAGAATCTTTACAGCCAACGCAGCTTGCCGCTGCGGAAGGAGCCTTCTTTGACTATCTCGATGAAAAAGAAAGAGAAAGAGAAAAGCAAAAAGAAGAGGAAGAAAAGAATAAGTATTACTACAATGTTGATGTTCAGCAAGCCAAGCACGGAGGTTTAATTGACCACAAGCCAGAGTTTTACTCAGAAGGCGGAGCCTCCTATATGGCTAACCGTTACGTCAAAGGCGACGGAGATGGGACCAGCGATAGCGTGCCTGCTATGTTGGCAAGCGGCGAGTTTGTTATCCCTGCCGATGTTGTTTCTAACCTTGGAAATGGTGACAACGACGCTGGAGCTGGAGTACTGGATGAATTTATGGAAGTAATTCGTGCGCATAAACGAAGCGCGCCGTCTAATAAGCTACCAGAAGACAGCAAGGGCCCTCTTGCGTATCTTGAGGAAGCGTTAACCAAAGCAAGAAAGAAGACTAAAAATGGCAGGACTTAGCGACTATTTAACCGATACCGCAATAACCAAGGAGACGATGCCTTCTTGGTTTACGACCGCGCAAGAAGGACTTGTTAAAGGGGCTCAAGCAGCAACAACGCCTCCTATTGGCCAAACAACGGCTCAAAAAGCAATTGATGTGTTTGGCGCTCAAGGCCCTTTTTCTTCTGCCCAGACCACACTACAAGCTATTGGATCTGGTGCTGCAAATCCATGGATTACTTCCACTGATGCAACGGGAAAAACAACGGTTCGACCCGATGTCAAAACCCCATTAGGCGGTTTGTTTAGCGCGCAACAAGCTTATCTAAATCAAATTCTTCCTGACATCACCGCCGAAGAAACTGCTAAATCTATTGCTGGCGGCGGTTTTGGTGGGCGCATGAATTTGTCGGCAATTCAAAGAGCTCGAGCTGCGGCAGCGTCTGATCTATTCCAGAAACAAATGTCTTCGGCATTACAAGCACAACAAACTGGAGTTCAAGCTGGCGCCGGACTTGGCACGCTCGGATCTCAATTAGCTAAAGGCGCGCTTGAGACAGGCACATTTGAGCAAGCATACCCGTTTACCAATCTTGTTAACCTGGCTAACATCTACGGCCGAATTGGCCCGTACACAGGCAAAACTACAGAGCAAGAAAAAGAGCTTAGTTTGCTTGGTCAAATTGGTGGGTTAGGCACTCTTATCGGAGGCCTTCCCACACAGTTAAGCAATATTAAAGGTGGTTTAACCGGCGTGTTTGACTGGGTGAAAGGGCTTGGTGGTTCTGGTGGCAGCAGTTATCCTGATGCTTATTCAACAAGCGAGGGCGAATAATGGCTGATCAATTAACAGGTGGTCTGCCGCAAGAACCCGAGCAGCCAGTAATTCAAGGTAAGCCCGTGGCCGCGCCAAAAACGGCGAGATATGTGCTGCCTGTTGCTCCAACCACTGGCGTCATGCCGTCTTCCATTTTGGAGGACATGGAGCGCATTTATCAGCAGCGCATTGCTGCACAGAGCCCATTTCAAGAATACATTAAAGACGTGCTGGCGTGGGGCGGAACAGAAAAGCCGGGCACAACGCTCGAGACAGTGCGCCGCCGCTCGCAAGAAAAAGAAGATCGCGCAGCAGAGCTATTTCAAATGCGCTCTCAGATTGCTGCGGCTAAAGCGCAGCAACAGCAGCTTGCTAAGCAAGCAGAATTTTTGCAAGGTTTAAGTCGACCCGGAGCCCCTGGCATGGCTGGCGCCCCCGGTGTTGGCCAGATGCCAGCTGAAGTCTTACAGGCAATAAATGAAAAGATTGGGCTCGGTGACGTTGCTGGTGCTCAAGCCATTTTGGATAATTATCGTAAAACCAAAATGACGGAAGAAATTAAGTTTATAACAAATCCGTCAACTTATACCACCTTACGTGATGTTGTGTTGCCGGATGGGAGAATTGAATCCGTTGACGCTACAGTTGCTCGACGTATGGCTGAGAGTGGTCAGGGAGTTATTCTTCCGCCCGCCGCAGCTCCTACACCAGCTCCGGCGCCATCTCGAACCCCGACTGCAGGTCCCGCTCCCGCACCCGCGGCAGGGCCAGCGCCAGCTCCTACACCAGCTCCGGCACCGGCTCCGACTCCTGCAGCTCGTCCAATTACTCAAACTGGCGATCAATTTAAATTTGAAAATCTAAGTGAACAGCAGATTGCTGGGTTGGAAAATCAAATGAGGTCGATGGGCGTGGATCCCCGCGACACTTTGCGAAGAGCTGACATTGCAGAAAGGTTTAATAATTACCCGCTTGAAATTCGTCAGCGAGCTTTTGCGCAAGCAAATGAGGGGATGGTTCCAGTTTCTGGTCAACCTGCCGCAGCACCAGCAGCTCCGGCGGCTCCTGCAGCTCCTACTCAAGTTGCACAAGCTCCCGCGCCGCAGCCAAGACTTACCTTGCCCGAGGCGCGCGCTCGTTTAGAGGCAGAAAAAGAAGAGCGCAGAGGCATCGCTGAAAAAGAAGCAAAACAATTTGAAGCTTTTTTAACAGCCACAGAAGCTCCTGTAGCGGTTGATCGCATAGAAACAGCCAGAGAAATTATTGACATCACAAAACAGCGTCCGCAAATAGTTGGCATTCTGCAAAACCAGGGTGTGGCTAGCGCGCTTGCAACTCTGCTACAGTCCGGCATGTCTATCTCCGGTGGTCATTCCATCGGCATGAAGGATCTTGATGAGGCCATATTCCGCGCAAGACCGGGCACCAAGCCAGAAGACATTGCCGCTCGAGATCGTCTACGCACACTGCTTGAGAAAACAGCTTTCCACTTGTCTACAATTATTAAGGGACAAGGCCAGGTTACTGAGTTTGAGCGTACGCTCTTGCAACAAGTTGCCGGTTCAATTCGCTCGACACCAGAAAACATTATTAAGATTCAACAAAGTTTGATGGCTCGTGCTGAATTAGATCAAAAGCTTGGGGAGATGTATAGCCGTCGAGCATCTGGCATGACTTATTCTCAATTTAAAGCAACAGATCAATACAAAGATGCGGTCAAGGCATACGAGGAAAGGTTGCGGCAAATTCAGCGAGAGAAAGTTGCCTTTCCCCCGCAGCCGCCTGCTGGCGCGCCGAAGTCCGGAACCGCCCCCGGCGGATTAAAGTGGAGGGTAGTACCATAATGAAATTAGAAATTAATGGCCGTATTGTCGAAGTAGACGACAGCTTTGCCAATCTACCTCCAGATCAACAACAAAAAACTGTAGAGAGTATTGCTGCGCAAATGTCTGCACAGCCCGGTTTTGTCAGCCAGATGGCTGATAAGCTTGGCGTGTCTGCACAGGACCCTTTGCTGTGGGGTGGTGTTGGCGCTGTTGGTGGGTTGGCTTTAGGGCCGATGGTTACTGAGGCGGGCCGGGCTGCGTTGCGAGGTCCTGCTGCACCAGGCGTTGGCGCGGTAGATCCGCGAGCCCCCGGCCAAAAATATATTGCTAAAACAGGTTACGGTGCCGGACCTGGCGAAACGGTTCGTGAAGTTGTAGATGAGCTAAAAGCAAGACAAGCTCCGATTGGTGAAGGCAAAATATCAAAAACTATTACCAAAGACAAGCCTTTAACAATTGCTGACTATCAAGCTCAAAAAGCGCGTGAAGAGATGGAAGCTCGCATGCGTGCCAAAAATGCCCCTCTGTCGCAAAAGCTTCCTCCCTCAGCTCAAACAGCAGTGCGCGCTGCTGAAGGCGCAGCAAGCAAGTTTCCCGCTTGGATGGCTCGAGGCGCAGCCGGAGCGAGCACGGGATTCCAAGCTGCGGATGCAATAAACAGATTACGTGAGGGTGATGTAAGCGGCGGAGTCATTAGTGGGCTTGGCGCGTTAGGTTCCGCTTTATCTTTCATCCCACACCCACTCACCCGTATTGGCGGCACGGCGCTGGCAGCAGGCGCGCCTTTATTGCTTGGCATAATGGGCGACAAAGAAGAAGAGAAAAAAGAAACCGGTGGGGTAAACAATCCCATGGCTGAGGGAGGATTAGCCCACATGGCGAAGGGGAAATCCGTAACTGAAGCAATTAAAAAGTTTGCTTTTCCTGCCGCAGAAAAAGCGGGAGAAACACAAATACCAGGCACAATTCCCACTTATCGAAAAGCAAATGAAATTTTAAATACTCTTGGCGCGCAAGGCCTTGGTTTAGATTACGGCGCGGGGCTTGGTGAAGGTGTGAAAGTAATGTCCGGAAAATTTCATACTTATGAGCCGTTTGATAGAGGCAAATGGACGCCGGACTTTACAAGACCTGAAGATATTCCGTCAGAAGCATATAACCGGCTTTTAAATTTGAATGTTCTTAACGTATTAAATCCAGAATCTAGGGCCGAGGCAGTCAAAAACATTGGTCGGGTTATGGAGCCAGGAGCTTCTGGAATTGTGACAACTCGTGGTATGGATGTGTTGCGAACAAAGCGCGGGACTCCAGGTCCGGAACCAGTATCTTTTATCACCGGAACCGGCACTTATCAAAAGGGCTTCACTCCGACCGAACTCGAAGATTATCTTAAATATGTGCTCGGAGAAGGCTACGATATAAATCGCTTAAAATTAGGTCCTGCGGGAGCACTAATTCAAAAGAAGGCAGAGGGTGGTGAGGTAGAAGAGATGGCCGGCGGAGGCCAGACTGCCAAGATGCTACAGCAAATGTACCGCGGCTTTGCTGGCGCGCCAGATAAAGAGCGTGTCTTTGTGTCGCCCCAACGTCGGGTGGCTGAGTACTACGCAGACAAACGTGCTGCGCAGACGGGCCAGAAGCCCGGCTTAGAGACCGTGCTGGTAGATCCGTTTGCAGGCCGCAAGTATGGCCACTCACTGCCAATTGATCAGCTTAATCGCGAGTATGTCACCACCCAGGCGCGCGAGTTAAGCCCGCTGGATGTTATGTCCTCGCAGATCATCGAGCGCAAAGAAGGCGGCTCTACACCAGCGTGGCAGCGCAAAGAGGGAAAGAACCCAGAGGGTGGGTTAAACGCCGCAGGCAGGGCGTCATATAAGCGCGAAACCGGCGGCACACTAAAGCCGCCGGTTAGTGCTGAGGCTGCAAAGAAGTCGCCTGCCAAAGCCGCACGTAGGAAATCATTCTGTGCCAGGATGTCTGGCATGCCAGGGCCTATGAAGGACGAGAAAGGTCGTCCAACACGCAAGGCCCTGTCGCTCAGGAAGTGGGACTGCTAAACTACTTCCTGTAGCGTTTGCCTTGCCAGCCTTCAGCGGCTAAAGGAAAGTCAAGAGCCCATTTGGGAGGAGTGGTCATGATCTCGATCACCCGTCCCAAGGCGGACTCTGCATCTGCCTCCTTAACCAGCAGGAGAACTTCGTCGTGAACGCTGTTGACCACTTCAAATCTTTCTTCGTCAAGCGCAAGCATAGCCTCGGTAAGCATATCCCTGGCGGTAGCTTGCACAGCACTCTGAAATATACTCGATCCAATAAGCTTGTTTCGGCCCCACTTCCGAGTAAAAGTGTTTTGGTTAAAGACCACGATGCCGGGCCGGACAGCACCCCAGGGAGTCAGCTGGTCCTCGACTTGCGGATCTCGCCAGCAGATAAGCCGCCCGCTGGGTAGCTGCATCCACAGCGCGCTTTTGGCAACCTTGAAGGCTACCTTGCCTGCCTTAAATCCCTCGTTGGGGTTTTGTATAGCTTGTACCGCACAAGCTTCGTAATCGTACCACGTTGCCTTAACCATGTGGTACTCCTCACGGTAAGCTCGCACAGCGCGCTCACTCTCATCTAGCGATAGCTTGACGCCCATCCCATCGGCGTACTCAACCAACCCCCGAGCACCCTGCCCAAACATACACCCGAGGACAGCCGACTTAGAAACCTGGCGCATGTCTTTCGTAACTTCTTCGTACGGCACCCTATACAAACTATTTGCAGCGAACGTTTTGTATTCGTCTAACCCCTCACGGAACAACTCCACCTTGTCTTTCTGGCCGGAGATCCAAGACGCAACCCTGTTCTCTATACTCGAGAAGTCAGCGTCCACAAAAGTAAACCCCCTAGGAGCCTTTATAGCGCTCCGTACGAGGCTGGAAAGCTCATCCATGGTGCCGCCCCTACCCTGCACCAAAACCCGCCCTACAGCCTCTTCTATGGCCTTATCGTCTAATGTCGGTCGCGCCAGGTTTTGAAGGTTAAGCCCGCCCCTGGAAGCGAAGCGGCCGGTGGAGGCGCCGTGGTAAACGAGCGTGTTGCGGATACGCCCCCCGACTTGAACTTCGAGCATCTTTTCATACTTGGCTACGCTGGTGAGCGAACCGAGACGCCGCAGCTCGAGAATCCGCCTGATCTTGGCTGGTACATCGGGGTTTGCAAGGAGTTTAGTAACCGTCTCAGCGGTGAGGTCGTCAACCATGATCCCGGACTTACGGAGGATCTCAGCTAACTTCGCCGGTTGATTGGCAGTGATGCCGCCAGTCAGAGTAGTAATCTCTGCTTCAATCGTAGCCTTGTTAGTCACAACGGCTGCAATCGCATTGCCAAGCTCCATCGGATCTACTGGCACCCCGCGGTCATTAATCATCTGAGTAACTTCCCAAACGCGCTGCTCTTTTTCTGGCAGAGCCCGCAGCTCCTTAGCCACGGCCATCTCGGTTCGCACGTCCTGCTTGCAGTACTCGTACATCTGCGCAAGCAAAAGAGAATCATTCTCAAACTGCCCGTTGCGTTTGGGTTTTGATAGTTTCTGGATCAGCCGCTTGCCGGTAGGATCTTTCTGCTCAGTTACTTTGAGCACGAGCGCGCACTCTTCCAAAGACTGCGGAAGATTGTTGGCCGCGGCCAGGGCCATGCTGTCGGTGAATTGATTCCAGCTGACTGGGATCTTGAGTACGTGGCGCATGATGTTGACTTCAAACGCTGCGTTCCACGCTGTGAATTTGGTGTCCGGATCAAAGAGCCACTCGGGCGGCGTTTGATCCGGTGTCCAGATGCGGACGGCGTTTCCGTCGATGGAATACGCCATGCAGATAACTTCTGTGGTGCGGTCTTTGCAATACTTATCAAGACCAAATTCCGGTAAATCTACGGTGCTACGAGTTTCAAAATCGATTGATGCAATAACAGCCATATCATGCTCCTAAGGCAAACCGACGTATCGGCGTTAAAAAAATAGGGGACCAAATTTAGTGGCTACAACACGCGGTTATGAAGGCAGGAAAATACACCGCTTGCCACATCCTTTGACGCCTGCCTGACGCCCCCTACAAGCTACTCACCATGCACCACAAATCATATTTCACAGACCCCAGAAACACAAGCGAGCATTTGAGCTCCCTCGACGTTGTCCGTCTCTTCGCGAAACTTGCCCCAATCCAGCGTAGGCATTTTATCCTTTAGCTGGTTGTACTCATCTTCAGTGCACTCCTCATAGGGCGCCTGACGATACGTGCCTCCATCATACGGCAGGAAAGACACGCCGGAAATCTCATCGAAGTGCTCCCACACCCACGCGCCAACCGTAGGCCAGTCTTTCTCTTCTACGGAGATAGTAACCGACGGCTTGTGCTCACACCAGTGCCGCTGATAGCGCAGCCAGTTTTCCAGGTGACTGATTGGCGTCACATCTGATCTGACAATCCCAGCGGGGGCCTTTTGGGGAAAACTAAACACCGTAGTCTGGGTCGGCTTATAGACGCAATCTTCTGATGGAACTCCCTGTCCGATAAGGAAAGCTGTGAGAGGATCCTTTTTGTCTCCTCGTACTCTTCGGATGTAATACTTGGAGTGTCTTGGGTGTATTCCAGAAGCCGAATCGACAAGTTGTGATACTGTTCCTGATGGTTTAACACAAGTGATAGCAGCAGATTTAGGTATTCCGAGGAGCGCGGCATATTCTTCATTCACCTTTCTGGCATGCTCGCGCAAGACTGACAACACATCCTCTTTGCCTTGCACCATCATGTCGTTGTCATAAATGCCAGTCAGCGATACACCTAGCAATCTTTCTTCTTCGGTGTTGCGCTGCCAGACCTTGCGAAGATACGGGAACTTTGTAAACGTGGCTTGTATTGTGCCAAGAATCGTAGCCAGCTCCACTTTATCTTTAAGCGTATCCACCGTGTCATCTGCACGGACGACAACCTCTGTGAGATTACAGAATTGATACGGTCGTAGAATAATTTCAGAGCAGGGGTTTGTTCCAAACTCATAGTTGGGATCGCGATGCCCATATTTTGAAACGGTCTTACGCGCAGCCTCACGATTAAAAATACCCCGTTCTCCAGAATGTGAGTTGTATAAGGACAACCACTCTTCCATAAACTTTCCAACCGTCGGAGTCTCATTGTAAACCGCGCTATTGTTGGCGAGGGCACGATGGGGAGCAGTCTCCCACCAAGGACCAGCTTTGGCATGGCGAATCCTTTCGTCGTCCAGGTCTGACAAAGAGATCATGGCAGAGCGACGAACGCCGCCAACCACAACCACCTCACCGATTTTGCACATAATGTCGTGACACTCAAGCGAGTTAAGCTTGCGCCCGGTTGCGTGTTTGAATGTATTGACAACGAACTGGAACAGATCAACCAACGGCTCCGGGCCAGAGGCGCGGCCACCAAACGTTTTGAGTCTCGCGCCTGCGGGTCTGACGCCAGACACGTCCCACTTTGGAATTTCGCCAGCGTACAGATGCGCAATCAGAAGCCTCAGCGCTTTCGCCCAGCCTTCTTTTGAGTCGTGGACCGATATTGTGTGGTCGCTGTTAAAAAGTTTTTCCGGCACCTCGGGCAATTCAGTAACATATTTGGATTCAACACTGAACCCGACACCAGTACCGCAGAGCAGGATGAACATAGCTTCGTCGAAAGACTTCGGATCGTCGACGGGGAGATACGAACAGTTATAGACACAGGTATTGTCACGGTCAGCGCTCTTTCCTGCCGTCATCATGGCGCGCATGGACGGCATAACTTGAAGGTTGTAAACGGCCGAATAGACTTTGTGTTTTAAATCCTGGTTTTCTGTAATCGCCGGCGTGCGTGCAAAAATGTAATCGACGTAACGCCAAACGGTCTCGCTCCAATTCTCACGACGTGCCTTGTCATCGATGTAACGGGCATAACGGCTTGCTGCAATGTATTCCTGATACTGGTCCATGTATTTTTCTTTTTGGTAAATGGTGAAGTAAAAGAAGCCGCCTGTGGGATTTTCACACCACATTCACCCGCACAGCCGGGCGTCTTAAATATTAGAAGAAGGCGGTTTACTGCTTTGGAAAAATTACGATTTAGCTTTGGTCTTTGCTGCTTTCTTTGCCGCGGGTTTCTTTTTGGGAACCACCGGCGTTAAACCTTTTAACATTTCGTCGTAATTTTTTGAGAAGTTACCAACTTTTGGAAGATTGAGGGCCTTCTCATAGAAGTGAATTGCTTCCTCAACAGCACGTTGCATGCTCTTGAGCATTTCCATGGAGGCTTTGTTGTCCCAGTCACCAAACGAGAATGAGGCTTTATCAATGCCATCACCAAAATCTAACGACATCCAAAAGTCCGAGGGGCTGCGAGCTTCGCCCGAAGCAACTACGAAGTTTTGGTTGTTGGGGAAGAACCGATAAAAGCTCATTTTTTCTGCTGCTTTAGTTTTCAATTTTTTCTCCTGTACAGAAGCTTGCCGCATACACCGTAAAAGGTGTATGCGGATGTCGCGTCTTAGTTTTTTAAATCGCAAAGTCTGCCGCAGCGCTTGTGGCGCCGCCAAGCTTCTCGCCGTCCTCCATCTTCTGGACGTTGTTTAAGCCGCAGCCAATACCTTTGGAGCCATTGCTATTGTAGCCGTAGAAGCTGATTGAAGCGCGACCATAGCAGCCCGAGTAAAACTCTGACACATCTAGGATCGAGTTTAGATCAGCGTCGACAACTCCAGGTTTTTGCGTAGAGTTTGCGTTGATGAAATACGAATTTTCGTAAGCAGGATCGTCTTTCTCTGCGTCGCCATCGCGCAGACCGCCCTTGAGACCTTTAGGAACAGTGCCGCCCCAAATGGATGCGTACTCTTTCTTGGCCTCTTCAACAGCCTTGTTGATTTTGTCGATGGTTTCTTTATCGCTCTTAGAGATAATTAAAGACACGGAGTACTTTGGTGTGCCGCCCTCGTTGGGAGTTTGGGGCTGAAACACATGAGCGTAAGAAAAACGAACTTTACCTGTCACTACTTTAATTGCTTTTGCCATCTTGGCTTCCTTGTTAGACGTTTGAGCCGATTTAGCGGGTTAGCTCTTCAATCCCGTACTACTACTTATGCAAAAACTGCATACTTTTTTATTGCGCGATGTGGAATCATGCATCGTACAACATTTTAGTTTGCTTCAGGGCCTCCCGTACAGCGAGGGCCCTGATAATATCCTTAATAAAGTCAGGGTCTTCCAAAAGATTTGCATCTTTTCTGGCCATCTCTAACAGAATTATTATCGCGTTTCTAAAAGCTGTCAGCAAATCGCGATCATGGTTATTTTTCATATCGTGAAAATCATTTTTGTAATCTTCAATCAATGAATCTGGCACATGAAACTTTTTGCCGTTCTCAACTACTATCATTGCCACCCATTTCATAGGCGTCAATTATCAAACCGATCTGCCCGATAGTGTAGCCTATAAACGCCACCATCATACCTATGCGGCGGACTTTGAAGTATGACAAACAGGTGGCGATGTACATAAGCCCCACCATGCTGAGGAATATCTGTGGGCTCATTTGAAGTCCTCTGTGGCTGAATTCTCGTCCTTGACGAGCTTTTGGTTTCCCTCTGGCCTGACTATCAACCCACCCAGCAGAGAGGCAACATGGCCCTTTTTAGACAGTTTCTCGAGCTGTGCAATCGATCTCAAAGTCCTTGGCTCCCAGATGTCATCCTCTTTGAAATTATTCTCCAGCAACACCTGAGCCGCAAGAGGCGGGTCAGAAATCTTACGATGTGTGCGAGTACTCACTAACTTATATCCGGCGGGCATTAGGTTGTCCCTGATTGCGCGCTCGGTAAAGTAACCCTCGACGTCGCTAACCCAAGACTTCAGATCGGCTGCTCGCGAGAACACCAGCTCGAGCTCCTCGTCAGTCAGCAGCGCCGGCTCTCTAAACTCGAGCTTGGCCACTTCATTGACAAAGTCGCTGCGTGCCCGGCAAGTGCTCTTGGCGCGGCAAAACTGGCAGTGATCTCCAGGGATGAACTCGCCGGTGCCGGCCCACGCGCGCTTGGCTTTTGGTTTTACGAAGTACTGCGCCCAGTCCAGCAGTTTGGTGACGGTTGTTCCGTCGGTGGAGATGTTCTCTACCCGCGGCTGGTGGATTGTGTAGTGGACTTCTTTGAGGTCCGGGTACTCGTCTTTGAACTTGCAGTACGCACCGAGCGCGTAGAGGCGGAGCTGCGGGTTGTCTTTGGCTTCGACGAAGATGCCTTTTCCGAACTTGAGATCGATGACTCGGATTGCGTGCTTGGAAATAATAATGACATCCGCAGTACCAAATCCGTCAGGTACGAAGTCAGAAAAATCCACACGCTGCTCAAAGAATGGTGTATCGCCTTCGCCAATCTGACTACGAACGTAGAGGACGTAGTCGTCGACGTAGCGCTCGAACTCTTCGTCGTAGTACGGCGTGTTTTTGATGATTTCGTATTCGCGCTCATATTCTTCAATTCCAATCTGTCCAAATTGATGACGAAGTTTTATCTCAGCCAGGGTGTGGGCCATTGTACCCTCTTGGCTGTAGTCGAAGTCGCCGGATCGGCGTGGGGGTTCTGGTAGGCTGGCCTCGAGTCGGGCCGAGGGTTGGCATGTAAGCCAACGTTTGGAGGCAGATGCCGAAAGAATAGCGTGCGCAGTCAAGGCGGTTCTCCTGATAAGGCGGGTTAGTCGTATACCCACTAATGCAAAAGGGCACTTGGAAGTGCCCTTTTTGGTTACAACCGTGCCCTTTTTGGGTACGCTATTCTTTTGCTGCTTTCAGGCTTTTGATCAGGTCATTGACAGCACCAGAAAAGTCAACTACCACATCTGCTTTGACTTCTAGCTTTTGATCTCGTGTCTCTTTGTAGTCCTGCGGGAACTGGCCACGCAGGGCAATCTCTGCGATGCGCGAGTTAAACGCCTTGTTGCCAACGTTGGCCAACATTTCGCGTTCCCAGTAGGCTTGACTGTGGACCAGCGCCACACCAAGTGAATCAGCAAACTCGGGGTACTTCTTTTTCCATGTGTCGGCCACGCCGGCCGAGATGCCGAGCGCGGACCACATCATCTTTTGTGATGCTCCGGATTTACCCATCTCGATGAGCGTGTCGCACATCTCGGGTTTAAATTCGTGCTTCGATTTCGCCATATTTATTTTTTGGCCGTCTTGGCTGACTCCCTGAATGCCTTAGCTGTAGGCGCGCCCTCGGACCCGGGCTTGCGCATTTTCTCACCAGAGCCGCGCTCGATTCGCTCGCGCTTGGCGTGGATGTTGGCATACAGCCCCGGCTTGGCTGAGCCGCCGGTTGCCATCTTGGGTAGGCATTTAAAGTCTTCCATTTTGTAGGACCTTTTTAATAAGTACAGACATTTTCGTATTGGTGGAGTTGCTGGGAATCGCACCCAGGTCCGCAAGGTTGCCGCTTAGGCCTTGGCCCACGTCGAAACTATTCCAACCCCTTATTTCTTTTTCTCTGCCTTCTTGTCGGCCGCTTTTTTCTCGGCCGGCTTGTCTGCCTTTTTGTCAGCTGCAAGAGCGGGGACGGCGGTCAGAGCAAAAAGGCCTGACATGACAGCTGCTAATACTTTTTTCATAGCTTCCTCACTTAATTTAATAGGTGCCGGGGCTTACACCCGGCCTGCGGGACGTCTCCCGACGTGCCTACACCTACTTATGCAGAATCTTTAGGTTTTTGGCCCTTCATTGCATCACGCTCTTTTGCTAGGCCTTTGCCGTCTTTGATGGCCTCGTTGATCATCTTTTTAGTCATAGCTATGGCCAGCTCCTGGCGTTTAGCTTCGACAAAAGGGTTTTTAAACGGGGTTAGAAGATTTTTTGGGATTTTCATGTACAAGACTTTCAAAAATGTTAAAGGCTTTTTGTGCGCGCATGTGGGTAAGCTGGTGCAAACCCAACAACGCGTTGGCCACATCATCCACTGACATGGACTCGTGGTGCGTGTAGTAGTGCTCGTAAAACAACATCAAATCATCGGCGGTGCCCCACAGAGCCAAAAGGGCTTGCTCAAGGTCAAATCTATCTGGCTTTGCGAACGGGCTTTTTTTCTGGTTTTTCATTTTTTATCTCATCAAAAAGTATTTGAAAAGTTTCTTGGCTGCGCTGTTGGATGTTCTCAACGCGGTCTAACATAAAATACATCATGTTTGTTATATCTTTTCTGTTGACTTCTTCAACGCCCCCGACAAGAGTGCGCATAGTAGAAACAAACAGATCTAAATCTATAAGCGTCGTTTCTAGCTGTATCAATGTTCCGTAATGTTTCATACCCCGAGTTCCTTTTTTATAAACTCCACCGCGCGTTTAAAATGGTAGCGCCAATACTTTTCCGTGACACCTAAATCTGCTGCGGTGTTACCAACAAGAAACGCCTCCATGATCTCGCGTTGCTTAATTGGCATACGTTCGTCGATGACGCGACGTATATCAATTAAGTCGTCGTGAGTCCATGGCAGCCACCCGTCCCCTTGCGTTATTGTTATCCCCTCAACATCCTCCTGCTCCATAAGATCCGGCTCTTCGTCGGACAAGCGAGGGGCTACAGCATTCTTTTTATATTTTATAACATTCATATTTTTAGCGAATCCATGAGCGCGTCTTGCAGGCTGATCTTACCTTCCAGCACTTTTATAACTTGCTCGTCGATTGTCTTGCTTATCATCAGATGATGAATGATGACCGGCTTCGTTTGTCCCTGCCGGTAAATGCGCGCGTTGGCCTGGATGTAATTCTCTGAGCTCCAGGGTAAGTCATACCAAACGCACTGCGCTACATCCCCTACGTTGCACTGTAGGTTTAATCCAATGCCCCCTGATTGCGGATGCGCCAGCATCATCTTAATTTTGCCATCTCTCCACCTTTCTATATTGTCATCAGTCAACAGCTCAGCGTATGGAAAAACTTCCCGCAGCTTTTCTAGCGCCGACTTATAGTGATAAAAGACCAGAGTCGGGGCGCTGTTTTCTTCAACAAGCGACTCCAGAAATTCAATCTTGGCCGAGTGTGCGAACGCACGATTATTGTCTTCGGTGTAAAGGGTGCCACTGGTAAACTGTAAAAGCTTATTGACAAGCGTCGCCGCCGTAATCGCCGTAATTTGCTGACCATCGATCTCACTGACCATCTCCTTTTTTAAGGTTTTGTACTTGGCCATGAGATCCGGCTCCAGCTCTATTCTGTGATGGAGTTTAGTTAACTCTGGCAATGTTAAATAATCTTCTGCTTTCAAACTAAAACAAATGTCTGAGATTCTGTCTGTAATTACTTTGTCCATACCGGGGCGCACCTCCCACTTATACACAACATTGGTGTGCCGGTTACGCTCGGTGGCGTGCATGTACTTATCTCTAAACTTTGTGAGGCTTGTTTCAAGACGGGAGCCGAGATCAAGGATGGCTACTTGGGACCATAGATCCCCCATGCCCTGCGGCGTCGGTGTGCCGGTGGTTATGATTCGTCGTTTGAAAGAGCGCAGCACAGTCTTTAGTGCTTTAAAACGTTTTGTGCTGGGATCTTTAAACCGAGAGCTTTCATCAATAATTAAATAATCAAACTTTCCAGGAATCCAATTGTCGACAAGCCACGCTAAATTGTCGACATTGATAATGTAAATATCGTGATTTCCGTGCAACGCCAACAATCGATCCCGTGGCGTGCCCATTATTTTTACAACCTTCAAATTTTTTAAGTGTTCCCACTTTTGACATTCCTGCGCCCATACAGACTCAGCGACGCGCTTAGGTGCCACTACCAGTGTCCGGCCCGAAGAGCTCTCCTTGATGATGCTGAGTGCTGTCACTGTCTTTCCCAGGCCCGGCTCCAGGAAAAGGCCAACGTGCGGCAGTTTTTCTGCCTGGTGTAACACACGGTTCTGGTAGTCGTGGAAGTTTGTCTTTGAAAGCATCTAACACCTCTTTACGTTTGTCGTGCAGCCAATCGGCCACGGCGTACAATTCTTTTTCGGTTGCGTCTTGTTTTACTTTGTTTGCAACGTGCGAAATAAAAACCATATTTCCCTTCACATAACCTAACTCTGGTACAACTCTGTCAAGTGATGGGGAATTTGGCTCTGTGCGTCCTCTGCCTAGCCCGGAAGCTCTCCAAACAAAAATTGTTTCAAACACAGGGCAACGTTCTCCTGCGATTGATAATAAATATTCCTTATCAAGATCAAACGGAACATTTTTTCTTTGCGCCCTTCTTTTAGCATTTTGTAAAGCATTACTAATAAACTGTTCTCGAGCTGACAAATACATTTACATCCTCCCTGGACCGCAGCACTGTTACCGGATAGCCTTGTTCTTCTAATTGTTTAAAGACTATCTTTTGCCTTTCTGATAACACGCCGCCGCTTGTTTTTAGCTCCACCAGGTGGATCTTTTTGTTTAGGAATACTATTCGATCCGGCACCCCCGTTATCGTGCTTATCCACTTTAGGCTCAGGCCCCCGTTTTCCTTTACCTTTTTCCCCAGGTACTGCTCTATTTGTTTTTCTAACATCTTTTTCCATCTCCATGCGTATGCCGGTTGTGATTTGTTTCACAATGTGTTCGGTGAGATACGCGCGGGACTCTTCGCCAATTTCGTCAGGCTCTTCCCCAATGTGCTCAAACACGCGGCACACGCAATGCGTAGCCTCGTGCGCGATGACGCCGGCCAAGTAAGCCGGGTCCTCGTCGATGCATTCTTTTAGATCAAACACCATGACAATCACACCCATCTTGCCGTCGGTAAGATAGTGTGTCTCCGCGATGCCTTCGTCCAAGGCTGTCGCTTTGGCTGTGATGCCATGATCAAGCAACACGCGCTGGAACATTTCGTTGGAGAAACACAGCTTTATCTCCGCAGGAAAATGTCCGCAGTCGACGTGGTAGTACCCCCAGTTTTTACCCATGCAGCTCCCTAGTTTTCAACGCCTCGACGAGCGCGCGTTTTTGTTCTGTGCTCATCGAGGACCAGTTTTCTATTTCGTTTAACGTGCGCTTGCAGCCCATACACATGCCTTGCTCGAAGTTTAAAAAGCAAACCTCCACGCATGGCGACTTTACTTTTGGTTTAAATATCTCGTCCCAATTTTTCTCAAAGCGCGCCCAATCTTCTATCGGCCTGGGCGCCGAGCCTTTGCCCCCGTCGCTCAAGTGTTCTTCTCCTTTAGTTTGGCTTGCATGACCTTTACAGAAAGCCTCCAATTGATGGCGTGTGGTAAGCCGCCGTTGATCTTGCACTCCTCAATTTCCTCATCCGTCAGCCCAACCCATTCACTCTCACGAATACCTTTTTCATAAGCGCTTCGCATCTCAGGTGTCCACGTGTACCCTGCGTTTGTTATTGCAACGCCAAGCGCGTCTAGTGCCTGCTTGCTCATGTGTTCTTCTCCTTTAATTCGGTTTCAATTGCTTGAGCTGCTTGATAGATGCTGACAAATCCTTGCTCTGTCCCGTCTTGATCAAATTTTCTAACCACGTTCTGCTCAAAACAATAGTCAACCTCGTCACGGCTTAGCCCAGCCCATTCACGCTTTTTGACTCCAAGCAATAATTCAACATTTTCTTTTTGCGATCTTTCGCAATACACATCAAAGTAATGATTAGCATCAATTTCTATTGAGGTCTTTACCATCATTTCGCCCCATTCAGTTTTTGTTGGCGCATCGAACCATTCCAAAGTAGATAAATTAGATAACGCATCATTAAGGCGTCTGGCTGCTTCACTAGCCATTTTTTCGTAATTATTTGGGATAACTTCATTAGACCCAACATTCAAAACTTTTAACGCCATCTCTGCTGCTTTGCGTAGGTCAGTCATGTGTTCTTCTCCTTTATTTTGGCTTCAATCGCTTTGGCAAAATCATGCACATATGAGCCAAAAACAATTCTCCAGTCATCGCACATAGGTTCCAAATCCTCATCCGTCAGCCCAACCCATTCCGGTTGCGCTAGTGCTTGGCGTAGTGCTTCGTATGCCGCATCTGCCAACCCAATGTTCTCAGCATCATGTTCACGGTAAATATCTAACGCATCCAACGCTAACTCTGCTGCTTTGCGTAGGGCTAGCGTTTCAACCTCGTAGGGAACGCCACTCACTTTTATCTTCACGATAGCTCCTCCATGTAGCGAACATTGCAACCCCGATAGCAAACAGCGCAAAAAATATCGGGTCTAAACTTTTGGCGTGTAGCACGATGACGGTCATTTCATGTTTCCTTTTTTGTTTTGCTCCGTGGCCCAGATACTCAAGCAAGTCATCTCAAGCTCTTCAGACACGGGGTTAGTCGACAAAGCAGTTTTCATGGCCTCGCGTTTGCCGTGTTGCATGCCCCACATGAACACGGCAAACAACACGGCAGCCAAGATTACTGTTTCGATTGCAAACCTAACAGCTCTTTTTAAATACGGCGCTGACATGAGAAAGCCTGATTATCAACACGGAAGTTATTGATAAACTTGCAATCGTCCATGATGCGCCACTGCGCCGTCAGCGTGCCGGCAATAAAGCCCAGCACGATGGCAATCATTGCAGCCAGCGAGCGGGCCCACATGCCATTTACGAATTGTTTGATCTGCTCTAAATCTCTTTGCATGCTTTTCTCCATTTAAAATAACGCCGGTTCAAATACGAGTTTTGCCTTTGGCACTCTTGGTTTGGCTATCGGCACGACGCTGTCAATATCGCAAAACACGCGTGTCGGAAATGGCCAATCAGTCTCACTTGGAACGGCAATTGACAGCCGCCCTCTTTCATCAACGGCTCGAATGCAGCCCAGTTTTTTGGTGGCGACGATGCGCACCCATCGGTCAGGTTGTGCCCAGCTTTCCATTAGAAAATCCTTTCGTTAAATTCACTTAGACTATTGACAAAACTTTGTGCCTTATCGGTCAGCTTCACCCCGCGATACACATTCTCACGCCGGCCCTCAACCCTCGACACTGCCGTTGTAATGGGCTTGTCTTGCGTTGCTGCGAGGAACTTACGCTTAAATGATAAATCGGTGCCAGGGTGCATGCCTTTTTCCTGCGACCACTTTTTGAAGACTTTAAACAGATCATCTTTATCGACTGATCCCTCGGGGTCTTCCATGAGCACATCACGATAAAACAGATTGATCGGATTGGACAGATCCTCCATGATCTCCAGCAAATCGATGCCGCTGGTTGGCTGCAGGAAGTGCCCGCCCCGCTCCATCCGGCGCCGCAGGCCGACCATGCTCCAATTAAAGATGCCGGATAACTCCTTCATCAGTTTGGCGGCAAGCTCGGTATCCTCTTTGCCGTAAAACGACTGCGTCATCTTTAACACAATCATGCGGCCTGTCAGCGCGTTTGAGTTTTCTGTCAGCTGCAGGACCTCGTTTGAGTAAACAATGATCCGCGTTGGCAAGTAGCCGTTCCAGGCCTCTTTGTTTTTGCGGTTCACCGTTACCGTGTCGCCCCCTACAATCCTTAAAAGCTGAGAGACAACAGCACTTCGATTCCGTTCAGGCGCTCGTGCGTCCGTAAAACTAGCGAGCAACTTGCCCAGCCAAGGCTGAAGACCGAAAGTATCACAGAGCTCTCCTAATTCTGGTGCGACTGTGTTGTGCTGACCCAGCAGCTCCACGAGCACCTTGTTGATCGTGCCCTTGCCTGATCTGCGCGGACCGATCACGTTGAAAAATTTCTGCTGCCGCGTGTCGCCCGATAAGACGTAGCCGAAGATCTCTTGCAGTGTGTCGATTGACTCCTGATCGTGGCCCCATATCTGCGTGAGAAACTTCTCCCACGTCGGACACGCTGCCTTGGGGTCATACTCGAACGGCAAACTGTTCTGCGTAAAAAACCCCAGGCTGTGTGGCAGCAGCACCGACTCTTCCAAATGGAAAAGCCCATTTTTTACGCTAATCAGCTTCGATGCTGCGGGCTTGCCGTTAGCGTAACCATCTAACCACACCGGCGGTTTGGTGTTGGGGTGATTCTCCAGGTGCACGAGCGCTTTGGTTGCGTCGAGCGCCGCGGTCACCGTCGCCGGCGTTGGCATGAACGGCAGCAAGTTACTTCGCCGGTCTGTCTTTTTGCACTTGTCGAGGAACTTGTAGAGCTGCGAGCGTATCGTCGCCTCTTCAATCTCCTCGTAGTGCGTGGCCTTGTGCACGAAGTAGTCCTCTGCGTAGTGCACCAGCCGCACGCCCTCCTCGGTTGTGTGGTTAGCCTCGAGGAACTGGCGAGCGTGGTCCAGCGGGGCCTGGTCTAGCACGATCTCGCCACGTGCTAGGGCCTCCTGCTTTTTTACTTGGTTAATTTTGAAGATCAACGAGCGCAGCGTGGCCCCGCCCTTTTTGGAAAACGTTGACCACTTGCGCCGGCACTCGTTGGGTGAATATGAGGGACAGTCCCCATTTTGGTAGGACCAGTTGTCCCACATCTCGAGCGCATCGTCCGAGCCTTGGAACTGGTGGTGCATGGCCATGCCCACTGTCAGCCAGTCTGTGTAGCCGCAGTCGGGGTCCAGGTTAGCGAGGATCTCCCGCTCCACCCTGGCCAGGTCATACTCCTCCACCGGCGGCGTGTAGTCCGCGAAGTCATCCCCCGAGCGATGGATCGTGCGCGGCGGAATAAATGGGGACAGATCAATTTCATGCTCGGGTATGGCACCCTGCAGATAATGGCCCGTCACTGTAAAGTATCGGGCGTGTGGGTAGATCTCCAGGCCTTTGCTGTGGTCAACGTGGGCTGAGTGCAGCGTGGTCCTCGTGAAGATCTTCACGCCGGTTCCTGATGGGCTCTTTTCAGCGTAGCCGTCGATGTTTTCCAGCATCGTGGCTGCATCAGGGCTAGTGATTTGCCCATTTTCGGACAAACAATCGTCCAAATCGACGCCTACCAGGTTGTCAGAATTGATGAAGACAAATCCGACGCCATCATACTTGCCCGTCTGATAGGCTTTTTGGGCTGTTAGGAAGTCTGCCCACGTGTCGGGGTTGGTGCTACTAGCACGAAGTCCAGTAGCGGCTTGTAGGGGAATTTTAGCCCATTTGCGGGCATCGGCGGTTTCCACCTCGACAAATTGCCAGACTACCCAGCGCGGAATCATCTTCAGCGTCATGGGGATCTGGTCAAATTGCACCGGCAAAGCTGTTGGTCTGGTCATGGTTCCTCAACTTATACAAACTTAATGTTTTACTTTAACTCTGTCAAGGGTTGCGGGGGTTGCTGGGGTCTAAACGTACTTCCCTCTTAAATTTATTTTTCTTTTTTCAAAATAAAAAATAAAAGTGAAATAGACCCCCGCTACCCCCGCAACCCTTGACAGCAAATTTTTTCTTCAATTAAATCAATGGGTTGCAAAGGGGGTAGTATATGGAAAATCGCGTCTCTACCCCTGACACGACCCCGGCAACCCCTGACAAATGCGAATGATTCTCATTTGCATTACACTCCCTCGATGTATTGATCGGCAAGTTTTGCCGCATTGAGGTATATCCTGCTGGCCACGAGGGTGCTGTCGTTTTGTGCAAACAGCCTTGTGACCTCACTCGAGCTGGCCAAAGCCAGCATGAATTTTAGAATCAGCTCTTGCCTAGTTTCCATCTCTTTTTCCTTTCATGCGATTGTTAATCCAGTTAACTACCCAGTCCCTAAACTTATTGCGATTCTCCGGCGTCTGCGCATCGTGCGGGTCCCACAGAAAGTCTGCAATGTGTTTGCTGGTTTCTGCGTCGATTACCTCGATGATCTTGAGATTGCCGCGGTCATCGTAAACCTCTTTTTGGATTGGCTTCATTCTTCGCTCTCCTCGTGGAATTTCTCTTGGTTGTAGGCCTCAAGCGACACCGGCTCCAGGGTCAGGAGATTTTGCAGCTCCGTGATCCTGCTTTCGTGCACTTTCATCCGGTCTGCAATCTCCCTGGCTGTCGGGTCCCGTTTTAACTCTTGCGACAAAACCCGCTCGAGATACTTCATGCGGCGGATCTCTTCGAGGATGTTCACCGGCACGCGGATCATTGACCACTCATTATCAAGAGCCCTCCTGATTCCCTTGATAATGAATGGCTTGGCGTACGTGGCAAACCGAGCCCCATTTTTTGGCACCCACTTGCGGGCTGCTTTCAGCAGCGACTCGTTACCGATAGCAACGATGTCCTCGAACGGCACCGAGCCGTTTTGCCAGATTGGCATTTCTTTGACCACCGAAACGACAAACCGGAGATTGTGCCGCACTAGCTTTTCCAATGCGGCGTTGTCTCCGGCCTGTATCATCTTCGATAGCCGCTCTTCTTCCTGTACTGGCAGCACCGTGTGCCTGTAAAGCACCCGGATATAGTCAGACAGCGCGGTCTTATCTCTTTTCAAATCTGTACGCTCCATAAATTAGCGCGGCGCCGCCGCCCATGAGCATGAGCGCATTCCACGACGTGCCCTGCGTGGTTAACAAAAAACCAAACAGCATCATTAAAAATCCGAGCATCTTCATAGCAGCTCCAGTATGGCCATGCAGGCCACGATTAAAATTGCCAAAGCAACACAAGTATAAACGATGTACTCAATGCCGCTTAGGGACAGAACAATGCCGCGGCGGCGCGTTGTGTTGTTTTCCATCTCATGACCCCAGTACAAGCTCGATCACTCGAACGGGCAGGTTGTGTGGATGTACGGAGAAGTCATCCTCGCCCCTGTCGATATAGCCCTCAAAGAAATCATGGTGCCAGTCTTTGGTGGCCTGCTGCTGCTTTTTGGCTGCGTTGAAGAGCTGCCGCCACGTCGGGTTCAGCAGGACCCTCGAGCGATACGGCCGGCTCTCCTCGCCGCCAAAAAACACGTCACGCTCGCCGCGGACTTGGCATAGGCCCGTGAACGCGATGACGTTTTGTTTCATATACCAGCAGTCGATGTCGCGATCATAAACCGAAGTGTCGGAATCTTTTATTCCGCTTACTGAGTAACGCATCTCACACCCCTTTCACTTCGAGAATGGTCTCGCGATTAATTGCGCGATACGCACTCTTGGTTATGTCAAAAACCGTCACGTACTGCTCAGCGTTGAGCTTTGACTCGCCACCTTTTAAATACTTTGTGACGCCCATGCGGCAATTCATCTTGCGAATGGTGCCGTCTTTTTTCAGGAACGTCACGGTCACAAACCCGTTGGCCTGCTCGAGACGCGCAGCCAGTGCGCGGGATTGTACGGGGTCAATCTTGATTCCGAAGTTTTGCATGGTGTTACTCCTCAGTTTTAACGGTTGTGTAATTTATCAGCCAGCTGTCGCTGCCGCCGCGATCATCTTCAATGCTGTGGATCGTAGCGTTTAGCGCATCCAGCCACTCGATTATACCGAGTAGCTCTTCGGTTGGCACGTTAATTCGTTTCATGGTGTTACTCCTTGATTGTGGTTAATTTAAAATTGTCCAGCGCGTTAATTATACGCTCTGCTAGAGCTCGCGCGTCCTGCTCTTTGAATGTGAGTGTGAGCGATACATTTTCCGAAAACACAGCCAAGAGCATGCCAGCTTCGTGCGCTGTCATGTACACGCTGCTGCCCTCTTTTGTGGTTATGGTGTTGGTTGCCATGGTGTAACTCCTTTATTTATATTCAACGGTGCCGCCGACTGCCGCGGCCCATGCGATAGCATACTCGTGTGCTGCATCTTTCGCAAGCACTGCCTCGCCGTAGTACGGCAGCGTGTACATCTGCTCCTCGAAGTCGGCATGCTGCGCGCTGTCGTCGCCTGTGACCCACAACTCGTGGCCCGACTGCTCGATTGTAATGATTGCCGGCATGGTTACTCCTCCTCTTCCTGGCTTGAGACGGCCTCAGCCTTGATGCTTGTTGCACCCAGCAACTCGATGAGCGCGTCTTTGATGTGCGGCGGATAATAAAACTCGATCAAGCTTTTACCCTCGTCGCCGTCGTGCTCGATGTCGGGGTTATAACAGACGGTCAGAATCACTTTCATGCTGTGCCTCTTTCATGTGAAGTATGTCAATTTGCATCGTAAGCTGGCGGATTTTGTTTTCAAGCTGCTGCCACTTTACGGCCGTTTCCCGGTTCCACGGGTCCATCGTAGCCTCGAGGGCTTCCTGCTCTGCGTAAAGCTGCTGCAGGCTGTCTTCGAGCTTTTTTGCTGTCTTTTTAGTCATCTTTTTTTAGTGTTGGTGGAGGCAGGGGGGCAGTGATTCCCGTTACGCCCCGGCCGGGGTTTCAACGCAGGGTTTGATGCCTGCGCCGCTGTCCGGACCGTCATAGGCCACACTTTCCCGCCTCCGTTGATCATTGCTCGATGCCCTGCTCGGCTGCAGCATCCAGCACAAACTGTCGCATGACCGGCTCGACGACTGGCATGATCCTGTCAAAGTCGATGTCACGACGACGGCCGCGTTTATAAAAGTCGCTCACGCGGATTTTGAATAACCTATAAAACTCTTGCCGGCGATTGTCCAGCCCGTTGTTGTACAGGTCATAGTAGCAATTGCTCGCGCGACGGAAGCGCTCGAGCGCCTTGTTCTTGCGCGGATCGGGCACTGGCCCCATGGCCGGCACAAGACTGGATAGCTCGTCCGCGACGTCTTGCATGTCGCTGTCGTTGTTCCAGAATGATTGCACTGTCATAGCGTTGTCTCCTCTTTGTTTTCAAACAAAATCCATTTGGCCCGATTAATGGCCTGCAGAGCGCGGGTTTGATCCCGCATCTGCACTAGCTCCTGCGCGTCGGACAATGTCGAGGCGATGATCATTATTAGATCCTCGCCCGACTCCAGTCTATGCGCGATCTGCTGTCGCAGATCTTCGGCGGGCATGCCCAGCATGCGAATGTAGGGGTCTGGTTTTATTTCTTTCATGGTGTGCTCCTGTCGTTATCAAATATATGGTGAATCGCCGGGGGTTTTACGCAAATTTCTCGTCGTCCAAACCCAGCCGGCGAAGCACAGCGTAGACGGTGTGATAGCTTTCGCTATCGCAGGCGCCCCACTTGCTGTATGGCTCAAGAATGTCCAGCAGAGATCCTAGCTCTCCCTTGGCAAGCTTGCGCTCCATGGCCCGGTTCATCCGGCGTGCTGCCGTATCTCGGCCGGGTATGGAGTAGAGCTGCCAATCGTCAGCCGTAAGATTGATCTTGGCCTTGATCTTGATGCCCTGTAGATGAACTTTTGGTTGTTCTGCCTGTGTTGTCATGCTGTGCTCCTGTTTAGGCGCTCTAGCTCGCGCGTTGCGTTTGCCCACTGAGACACCATCTCGACTGAATCCTCAAACTCGTAGTCGATGTGGGCTGTCTCGGTCCCGTCTGCTTCGATGCGATAGATCGTGAACATGTCGGCCTCGCAAGCCTCGCAGCGCTCGATTTCACCCCCGCCGACGTCACGGCAGGGGTGCATGGTGTACTTACTCATGGTGTGCTCCTGTGGTTAGTCTGTATTGAGACCGGCGGCGCTGTCTTTAGCGTAGTCGGTATAGCCTAGATCGATAACGGCAGGCGGAGGAAACCCGCAGCTATGCAGATTTTTATCATGCTCTGCGCGGCGCCGGGCGCGCTCGAGGCGCCGGCGCTCTGCCTCCATGTAGCCGGCCTCGCAGTCGGCAAAGTATTTGTCGAATATGTCGTTGATTGTCTTATTCATGGTGTGCTCCTGTAGATGTCATACCCGCGAACACGCGAGTATTTGTGCATGCTGTTTTGCTCCCGATACACCGGAAATCTGTTGTACTTATCGAAAAACGCGCGATGAAACAGCGAGGCGTCTTGATCCTCTTCGAGATACGCAAAGTCGCCGCGCTGGTACGAGTACAGCGAGATTTTGTCGGCGATGCCGAGTGTATGCAGCAAATTGACCGGCACTTTGACCCAGCCGTGGCCGGGGTCTGTGATGAAGTAGAATGTTTTTTGCATGGTGTTTTCTCCGTGTTGTGGTGGTGGAGGCGGGCGGGCAGCTAGCTCCCGATCCTGCCCGTCCGTGGCAGCATGGAGGTTATTAGTCCATGCCGTGATCCACGTTCTCTGGGCTGCACTTCCCCGCCTCCGTGATCGTTACACTGTACTGGTTTTTTCAGGGTGGTTTTTGCCAGCTTTCAGAATCTTGTCCGCGGCGGCGAATATTTTCTGCGCTGATTTGTCGCCGATCTCGGCGCCAGCTAGCCAGTGCTGGATATACCCGCGCGACTCTTGCTGTCCGGACAAGCCCAGCAGGGACACACAAATGTAGGCGACGCACTCTGCCTCGACTTCGCGAATGTCCCGCGGCGTGCGCTCGTCGTCTTGCATCGTGCCCTCGGCAGTGTGGCCGAGCACGACGTGCGCTAGCTCATGGAATCGCGTTTTATGCGGCAGTGCAGCAATTGGATTAACTGCAATCTGCCGCGATGATGCATAGCCCTGACAATTGCCGTCGGCGCTCTCGAATGGAATTTCCTGAATGTCGAGCGCTGCCAGTGCCAGCGCAGGGTCCCAGTCTGGCGTCTTGGCCTCGTGTACGTAGTCAGTGCCGTCTGTCTGGCTGAGCACAAACCAGCGGGGTTTGAGCGCAAACCATGTAAACGAGTCGCCCGTCTTTTCGCCGGTCTCGTCTTTTTTGTTCACTGTCACTGGCATGACAAGAGAAATGGCCTTTTCGCCTTTTTTCACTTGCCGGCCGAGTTTTTGCCAGTCTTTGAATGTGGCAATTGGCCCGAGCGGAATTCCTCGCTGGTGTAGCTGACCCCAAGCCAGCATCTGATTCCCGATGCTGTAATTATGGAATGCCGAGTAGGCGCTCGACAGAATGCCGGGTTTGTTGACAGCGTCGGACAGCAGCGCTGCCCATTGTGCGTTTTCTGTTGTCATGGTGTGTTTTCTCCGTGTTATATGCATCAGACCCCGTCGCCGGGGTTTCGGCCATTCAGGCCTCGTCAGTGATGCTGACCCATTTCAAACCGTACACGGACGGATAATACTCTCCTCCGCCTACGTAAACCCTGCCAGTAGATCCCGCATGTTGCGGAGGGCTGCAGCCCTTGAGTGTGGCCTGCTCGCCGCGAAATGAAACGATAGCGTCGCCGATAGCTACCGGGCTATTGTTTGCATCTATTAATTGCCAGTTTTGCATGGTGTGTTTTCTCCGTGTTGTATGCATCAGACCCCGTCGCCGGGGTTTCGGCCACTTAGGCCTCATCAGTGATGCTATTCGCGCGGCGTGACGATCTGATACATGGTGTCGCCGATTGTCACGACGTCCTGCCCTTGATCCTGCAGCCACTGGATCCACTGTCGATCTGTGGCGTCCCAGTGCCGGCCGTTGATCGGGCCCATGGTGGCGCGGGCCCAGCCCTCGGGCCCTTTGCTGTGGCGAATTACTTGCTGCTCGCTCATGGTTGGGTCTCCGCTAGCACGCTGAGGCGGATCTGCTCGAGATCGATCTCGCCGTTTAGGATTTCGGCCAGCATGGCCATGGCGCTGAATGCCTGTAATTCGGAACAGCTATCGCCGCGCAAGTACTCGGACAACATGCTGACAGTGATCGGGGTCTGTGGTGTGCTCATGGTGTTTTCTCCGTGTTGTGGTGTTGCATTGTACTGGTTTTTTCAGGGTGGTTTTGCATCAGACCCCGTCGCCGGGGTTTCGGCCATTCAGGCCTCATCAGTGATGCTGGATTACGCTGCAAGCTTGATCGGGATCACGCGCGGCGCGCTGTCGATCACGAAACCCGACACGTCACGGCGTGCAGGACCTTTAGCGTACAGCGCGACGACGACGCCACGGGGTTCAAGATGACGCACGTCGCTATCGTCTCCGCCAATGCACTGCATGCCCTCGAATGTCTCCGGGATAGACTCACGCGTGCGGAAAACGACGGCGACGCGCATGCCTGCATCAATTGCACGCCGCGCATAATCGCGAAACCCTGCAGCGCCGGAGTAAGAAAACGTCAGATCGTAATTGGCAGGGACGTCGCGACGATTGGCAAGCTTCGTGTAATCGTAAAACTGCACGTCCGGGAAGATCTCGAAAATGGTTCGGCCGTCGGCCATGCGAATATTTTCCCAGCGAATATCGGACGTGCCATTGAGGCGGACTAACGGGGTCATGCCTCGCCGCGCTGCCTTACGGACTAACGAGGCGACGTCCTGCACTAGCTGTTGCATAAACCATTCGCGCTCATTAAAAAAGAGCGCTGTACGATTTAGGCGTGCGCGCTGCACTGATGACATGGCGCCACGGCCGGCAGTGTAGAGGCATGGTGCCTCGCATTGTGCAAGCTTGGCCATGGGACAGATCTGATGGCCCGATTGGTCCGACGGCGCCAGATATAAAATGCCAGTGAGAAAACCCAGTGTTTGGCCTTTAACGGTCTTGGCATTCGTGTCGACTGATAGCAGGGTCTTAGGTTTTTTTAGCATGGTGAGATCTCCTATATGTAATGGTCTCACTATACTGGTTTTTTCAGGGTACTTTTTATGCCTGCCGGATCCGGAGCGCGGGCACGTTTTTTGCTTTATGCCCAGATCTCTAGCTCGCGCACGCGAGTACTCACTCACTTAGCCGGCAATCTGGCACGATTCTTGCATGCCCAAGCTGGCATGATTCTTGCTAGGGCAATATGCGTGCCTGCCCAAGCTGGCATGATTCTTGCTAGGGGTCTTGCCTATATGTCAGTGAGTGCTCACTCACATATTGCAGCGCGGCAATTAGGTTAGTGAGCGCTCACTGGGGGTGGTGCAATGCAGCATGTATGTTAGTGAGCGCTAACTGGGGGTGCTGCACTGCAGCACGTAGGTTAGTTAGTACTCACTAACATGTTGCACTGCACAAAGTTAGTGAGCGCTAACTGGGGGTGGTGCAATGCAGCAAATTGGTGCGCTGCAGCAGGGCCGGGGTCGAAAATAGGGACGATACACCTGAACGGGTCCTGTCGGGGAGGGCGGCGGTGGCCCCACCCCAAACCGCCAGTTTTTGCAATTTTTTATATTTTTTTAGGTATAGAGACAGGTATAGAGACAATCGCAAAAATAGGCAACCTGTGGATAACTCTGTGGATAACTTTGGATAACTTTTGCTTGTGCGTACAAGTTGTCAAGGGTTGCCGGGGTCGTGTCAAGGGTATAAGGGTCATTTTTCTCTATACCGCGTTTTTGTAAGTTGTTGATTTTGTTGATAAAATTTTTCTGCTGTCAAGGGTTGCGGGGGTTGCTGGGGTCTATTTCACTTTTATTTTTTTTTAGAAAAAAGAAAAAACAAAAAGAGAGACGGACCTGGTTTAGACCCCAGCAACCCCCGCAACCCTTGACAGCTGTCCCCATTTATTTTTTGCATTAGTAGGTATATGGAGGCCTGGTATGAAGCGACTTAACCCAGAAACAAACGTGCACTTCCACAGAGGAGATCTGCGCAAGGACGGTTATATCTTTTTTGCGTACACCAATAAGCGCAAGCTCGATGGATACTTTAAGGAAATTTGGTTGTCCCCTGGCGCATCCCAGCGCGCGCTGTTAAACGACCGGAAAAGAAAGAAGACAAAAAGGCATGGGCCTAGCAGCAACGACGCCAATACCAACGCTTGATGGCTGGCGACGGGCAATCGATCTACGCCCTGGTGATCTAGTTTTTGACCAAGAGGGCTGCGCCCAGCCGGTGAGATCGGTGCAGCAGTACATACCGAGCGCGTGCTATCAGGTGGCGTTCGACGATGGGCTGGACCTGGTAGGTGATGCGCACATGACGCTCCCGCTACAAGACAAGACGTATAGAGACAATCTGTCGAGGTGGGTGAAGAACCGCGGCAAAAAGTATTCCAAACCGCTGAGATCGCAGCCAAAGATCCTGGCTGTCGATGAGCTGGTTAAGGGCGAGCCTAAGACTTGGTCCATACAAGTGTGCGAGCCGCTGCGTTACACATGGAAGGATCTGCCGGTGCCGCCCTACGTGATGGGTGTGTGGTTAGGCTCACTGCGACCGTCGGGCCTAAACCTGGTAGGTAAGATGGATGTGGAGAAGGTTAGGAAGCGCTGCAGGCGGCACGGGTTTTTTATAAAGGTGGGCAGATCCAGACACCGCAAACTGATGTTTGAGTTTCGGCCGTCGATTAAGGACACGTTTTTGTTTGCTGGGGCCGACATCCCAACGACGCTGCCGTTTAGTTACATCGAGAGCTCACCGGAACAGCGAAGGGAGTTGCTCGAGGGGCTAATTGATGCCAACTCGTACGTCAGATGGGACGAGGAGTACAAAAAATACTGCATCTACGACGCGCACTACCCCACAATCAGGCGCTACCAGGCGCTGGTTGAGTCGTTTGGGTGTAAGACGATGCTGTATTTGCCTGAGAATACGTCAAACTACAAGCTGGCGTTCAGGTTAGATGACAAAAACGGGCGCTTAAAGCGCAGATACATACGAAAAATCAAGAAAATCGACCCTAAGCAGTGCGTTCATGTCATTGCGGACCGGCCTTTTCTGGCAAGTGAGGGATTTATCTCAATATGTTGAGCAAAAAGCAAGAAAAAATCCTGGCGGATTTTGCGAAGAACAACAAACACTGGCCAAAACCGCAGCTAGACGCGGCTTTGTGGCAGGTTAGATGGGAATTAAGCGCTTTGGGACACCAAAGAGAGCCGGACGGCGGCGAATATGACACGTTTTTGATGCTTGCCGGCCGCGGATCAGGCAAAACGCACACCGCAAGCCACTGGATTGGGATTCGGGCGTGGAAAAACGCGCAAACGAGGTGGTTAGTGACAGCGCCGACGTCAAATGACATCCGGGCGACGTGTTTTGAGGGTGACTCGGGATTGCTTAACATCATCCCGCACTCGTTAATCCAGGACTACAACAAATCGCTCTTTGAGGTGACGCTAATCAACGGCTCTATCATCCAGGGCATACCCGGCTCTGAGCCAGAGCGGTATCGAGGCAAGCAGTTTCACGGGGCCTGGTTTGATGAGCTGTGCGCATTCGAGTACATCGACGATGCGTACGATCAAGTGCAGTTCACCCTGCGCTTAAAGCACCCAAACATAGCCCGGGTGCAGCAGATCATAACCACTACGCCTAAGCCAAAGGAGTTAATTGTCGATCTGGCTGAAGGGAAGGTCGGGGGCGACGTGTACATGGTGAACGCGTCGTCTTATGATAACCGTCAAAACCTGTCAGCGACGTTTTTCAAGCAGCTTGAGACGTACGAAGGCACAGACCTGGGTAAGCAGGAGATCTATGGCGAGATCCTAAACCCGGAGGACGCGGGGATTGTAAAGCGCAAGTGGTTTAAGATGTGGCCGTCCAAAAAGGAAACGCCAACGCTGGAGTATGTGATTGCGTCATACGACCCGGCTACCAGCGAGAAGACACACAACGACCCGACAGCCTGTGAGGTGTGGGGCGTGTTTGAGAACCAGGACAAGGGCACGTGCATCATCTTGCTAGACGCATGGGACGCGCACCTGTCATATCCGGAGCTGCGCAAAAAGGTAATCAACGACTTTAAAGAGGTTGTGTACGGCGCGGATAACACGTTTGCCAAAGGCAGAAAGGCGGACTTGATTCTGATGGAGGATAAGTCGGCTGGTATCTCGCTCATCCAGGAGCTGCAAGGTGCCGGCGTGCCGGTCAGGGCGTACAACCCTGGTAGAGCGGACAAGGTGCAGCGTATCAACATCGTGGCGCCTCTCATAGCAAAGGGCAAGGTGTACATACCGGAGGATGCCAAAAAGGACGGCGAGTACGCCGAGTGGGCCAAACGTTTTCTGCGCCAGGTCTGTGCGTTTCCCGAGTCTGGGGGACACGATGACTACGTGGACAGCCTGTCCCAAGCGCTGCGCGTGCTGCGTGACTCGGGGTGGATACAGCTTGATCCGCTGCCAGCGCGCGACTATGACTACGCAGATGATCGCAGCAAGCAACGCTACAACCCGTACGCTCAGTAGGGCGCACCCCATAGCGATTGTGCATAAGTGGTGCTAGGGAGACTCCAAAAATAATGAACCCAATTAAGTCACCACGAGAGATGCTGCTAGAGATGGCTGGCATTCCATCCATGTCCGCAGGCAGGCTCGTGGGCCAGGATATGATGGCGCAGGTTGCTAAGGCAATCGCTCGGTATAAGCGCACCTATGGCAAAGAGCCTCCGGCTGCCGATATGCAAGAGTTAAGAAAGCATGTGTTGTCTCTTTCTAAGCCAAGCAGCACATTGCGCACTGGGAAAGAAGCAGAGGCTCGTGCGTTTCATGAGCTGGCCACTGACCCCAACCTGATGTTTCCCGCAGGCCCGGATCCTTTCTTGACCAAAGCAATGACTGGACGCACGGTTAAGGGTACGTACCTCAAACCCAAGGTACAAGACATCAACGACCCAAACGTGATGCAAAACATCGAGCGGGCGCAAGAAGCAGGCACGTTGGAAGCGATCCCTGTTGAGGGGCAAGCATCGATTACACCGAGCGCAGACTACATGGCGCGCATGGCGCAGGGAATTGAGAACGCCAAGTTGTCCGCCGGCAAGACGCCGCTGATTGATAAATTAAAACAAGATTTTTTCTCTCGTCACAAGCGCTTCCCGACAGACGAAGAGCTTGACATGATCATCGCTGAGTTTAACCCATCGCGCCACCAGTATGGTGAGACGGGAGCGGCGATTGTAGGTGAGCGTCCGCCAACTGCTCGTGGCATGGCAGACTGGAAACAGCGCGCTAGAACGGAGGGCATTGAGGAGCGTTACCTTGAGCGTCCGCCGTCAGAGTACCCGCAGTATTTGAAAGATGAATTGATGTTGATGCAAGGCCAAGTGCCAGGAAAAGCAGAAGGCCGCTCTGTGCGCGACATGGAAGCAGAGATGGCATCACAAGGACGCACACCGCAGCGACTACGTGGGTATCAGCAATCGTTAGAAGCGGCAAAAAAGTTTATGTCTGGTTTGCGTGACGCGCCGATCCAAACAGCTCGCAGTTACATGAACCTTGGCGAAATGGCTGGCATGTACACACCTACTCGCTCAGAAGAAACGTACATGTCGGTGCCACAGGGACGATTTGTTCCGCAGCTTGACACGCAAAGCGACGCCTATCAGACTGGCGTTAACGTAGCAAGTTTGTTAGGTGACCCGATAAATTATCTTTTTGCTGCGCCCTATGGTCGGATGGCTCGAGCTGCGGCTCAGGCATCAAAAGGCCGACAAGCAGTAGGCGGTCTGGGGCTGGCAGCGGCTCCCGCGGCAACAGGACCTGTTGGTTATAGATCCGTAATGGAAGATTACAAATAATGCCCCAACTGCCTCAAATGCCAATTCAGCAAGGAGCTTCACTAAGCTCGCTTGACTTGCGCAAAGATGAAGATTTTCAAGAGTCTTTGATGCAAGAGCAAGAGATTGAAAACATCGAAGAGGTCCTTGGCTTAGAGCCGGGCGAAAGCGATGAAGAGGTTATTGAGCTTGACGATGGTTCAGTTGTAATTAATTACGCGCCAAAAGAAGGCCCCAACCAAAACCCAGAGTTTTACGCTAACCTTGCGGAAACTATGGATGAGGGCGTCTTGGACGCGCTTGCTAACGAATACGAAGAATACATAACGGTTGACCGCGAGGCGCGGAAAGAAAGAGATAAGCAGTATGAAGAAGGACTACGAAGGACAGGACTTGGAAAAGACGCGCCAGGTGGCGCAACTTTTGACGGAGCTTCCAAAGTTGTGCATCCTGTCATGGCAGAAGCTTGTGTCGACTTTGCAGCATCTAGCGCAAGAGAGCTTCTTCCGCCTGAAGGTATTGTTAAGTCGGAAATAAAAGGTGAGGCAGACCGCAAACGCGTAGAAGTTGCAGAGCGCAAGTCGCAGTTTCTTAACTGGCAGCTCACGGAGCAGGTTGAGGAATACCGCGATGAGATGGAGCAGATCCTCACGCAGCTTCCGTTGGGAGGCTCGCAATACTTCAAGTGGCGCTGGGACAATGAGCAGTGCCGGCCCACCTGCGAGTGGATCCCGATTGACAACATCTTCTTGCCGTACTCAACGACAAACTTTTACAGTTCGCCGCGAGTAACTGAACAGCAAGACATTACGGAAGATGTGTTCCGCCAGCGTGTGGATCAAGGATTATATCGTGACATCGATAGCATCCCACCCTCTGGCATTGAGCAAGACGAACAAACGCGCTCGACAAAAGCCAACGACAAGATCGAGGGCAAGTCGCTGCCGGATAAAAACATTGACAACGTCCGTCGTGTTTATGAGATCACTTGCTTTTTGCGACTGAAAGATGATCCAGAAACAGAAGGTCGTCGCGCTCCATACATTTTAACCATCGACGACAGCAGCAACAAGGTTCTGTCGCTTTACCGTAACTGGGAGTCAGGCGATGAAAAGCTTACGAAACTGGACTGGATTGTCGAGTTTAAGTTTATTCCGTGGCGTGGTGCGTACGCCATTGGGCTTCCTCATCTTATTGGTGGTTTGTCTGCCGCCCTTACTGGCGCTCTTCGCGCTCTGTTGGATTCTGCACATATCAACAACAGTCAGACGATGCTTAAGCTTAAGGGCGGACGCATCTCCGGTCAGAGTGATCGAATTGAACCGACGCAGGTTTTAGAAATTGAAGGTGCCCCTGGTGTGGACGATGTCCGCAAGTTGGCTATGCCGTTGCCGTTTAACCAACCCTCGAGTGTTTTATACAACCTCCTCGGATGGTTAACAACCGCTGCAAAAGGCGTGGTGACAACCGCCGAAGAGAAAATTGGCGACGCAAACGCTAACACGCCAGTGGGCACCACCCAGGCACTTATTGAGCAAGGCGCTAAGGTGTTTTCAAGCATCCATGCGCGGATGCATCGCTCACAGGCCAAGTCGTTTAAGATCCTTTCACGTATCAATCACTGGTACTTGGAGGAAATGGACAATCAGTCGGGCACCGAGATTGAAGTGCGTGACTTTGCATCCAACAACGACATCCGGCCGGTGTCGGACCCTAACATCTTCTCAGAGACACAGCGCTTGGCACAGGCGCAAGCTATCCTGCAGATAGCTAATTCTGCGCCGCAATTGTACGACCTTCGCGCTGCCCACCGGCGCGTTCTGAAGCAGCTAAAAGTTCCTGCGATTAGCGAGATATTGCCAGATCCGGACGGAATCAAGGAGTCTAATCCTGCCCTGGAGAACGTTGCAATGTCCATGGGCCGCCCCGCGGCAGCCTACCCGGATCAGGACCATCTAGCGCACATCAAGGTTCACTTGGCGTATGCTCAGGACCCCAATTATGGTGGCAGCCCCCTTATTGGGCCACAATTTGCGCCCATCGCTTTGGAGCACTTAAAACAGCACTTGACATTGCATTATCTGCAGTCAATGCGCTCGTATGTGGCCGAGGCAGCTGGCGGGCAAGACGTGCTGCGACTGCACGAAGAGAAACCGCTTACGTTGGAAGACCAACAAGCGCTTGCTTTGGCTGCAGAAATGGTCAGCCAGGACGCTCAGGCCACATTCCAAGGCGCACAGCCCGCGATTATGGGCCTGGTGCAGAAAGTGCAGCAGGCTAAGCAGGCTGCGATGGAGCAGGCCGCGGCGATGGATCCGACAGCTAACGTGCTGATGAAAACGCAGATGGCTGAGACCCAGCGCAAGGCGCAGGAAGCTATGGCTAAGATGCAACAGCAAGCAGCTCAGCAAAAGCAAGATTACGAGATCAAGGTTGCCGAGTTGCAGCAGCGTGTTACTGAGCTCATGGCTAAGTATCAGACTCAGAGCCAGATTGACAGCCAGAAAAACGCAACCAATATTGCGGCGGCAAACATCAACAACGCATCGCGCGAGCGAATTGCGGCCATGCAAACTGGCGCTCAGCTAGACGGCATGCAGCGTCAGCTTGAGAGCGAGCAGATTATGTCTGCTATTGATGCAATCAACACGGCCGATGCGGACATCCGTAAACATGGCATCGCCGTAGAGCAAGAAGCATTTCGTCAACAAGCAGAAGCAGTTAAGGCACAAATACAAGCCCAACAACCACCACAAGGAGTAGTTTAATGGCATCAGACCAGCAACTAAAAGGATTTCGTCAGACCTATCAGGAGACCGGCAAACCGGGTTATGGCGGCGGCAACGGAGCGACGGATATTGATCCGGGCTCATCAGGATCTCATCGCGATAATAACTGGAAGCGTGGTGCTGCCCAGGCTAAGACTTCGAGTCGCGCGCCGGTCGGCCCCTACACCAACGTAAAAGATACTTTCGGCCCGCGCTATTAATTTGGGGCGGTAGTTCCTTATATCTTGCATAGGTGGTTTTATGCGAGATATTATCGGCGAGGTAATTCGCCGAATTCGAGAACAGAAATCTATTTTGGACGCGGGTATCGCGTCCGGAGCGAATGTTCACAGCTTTGATCAGTACCAGAGGCTCGTGGGTCAAGCAGAGGGCTTAACAAAAGCCCTCGTCATCATCGATGACATTTTAACTGAGAACGACGAGGCTGAATAGCCTAGGAGGACTGCCGTATGGCATTTGATGTTATGCAAAAAGAGGAGCCCGACCTCCGAACGGAAGAGGAATGTTTTCCGAAAATCGATCCGGGCATTGACGTAGTAGGCGACCGAGTTTTGGTCCAGCTGCGTCGAGAGAAGGCAAAAAGCAAAGGCGGGATTATCTTGGTAGACGAGACCCGAGCCACCCTAAGATTTAACGAAACGGTGGCAAAGGTTATCCAGATAGGACAGCTTGCGTACAAAAGCCCAGACTCACTGGAGCCGTGGCCCGAGGGCCCCTGGTGTAAGGTTGGAGACTTGGTGCGGACAATCAAATACGGTGGTGACCGATTTGTTGTTTCGCCTGATGATGAGGGATCCCCGGTGGTGTTTATCACCATCCAAGCCAGGGAAATTATCTCGGTCATCAAAAGCTTTGAGCACGCACAACGCATGCGCGCCTTCGTAGATTAACTTTGTAGAAAGTGAAAAATGGCAGACGAAAAGAATATCCCAGTGAAAGAACTGGACGACGGCCGCGTAATGGCGGCTGTAGAAGCGGAAGAGGATCCCTTCGATGAAGACAAGAAAGATAATGAGAAGGAGGCCGAAATTGAAGTTGAAGCCTCTGACGCAAATGATTCTGACGAGTCCGGGGACGCTGACGGTTCAGACGACGAGGATGCTGAGACCGACGAAGATCGACAGAGAATTCGCGAGGCTCGTCGGGAAGAGCGTAGGCTTAAAAAAGAACTTGCTAAACAGCGGGAAGCCTCTGCTAAACACAAAATCAGCGCGCTTGAGCGTAAAAATGAGGAACTTGCTAGGCGCCTTGCTGCCGTAGAGAACGCAGCAACCTCATACCAGTTTGCTCAGGTAGACAAGGCTATCGAAGACGAGGCAACTCGGGTCGAATATGCCAAGATGAAGCTGCTACAAGCAGCGCAAAGTAACGACGCAGCTTCTCAGGTTGAATACTTGGAGCAGCTGCAGGAAGCAAAAAATAGACTTGCCGGCATGCAGGCTTACAAAAAGCAGCAGCTGGATCAAGTAAAGCAACCCCCTCAAAATGTGCCAACACCGCGCGCATCAGAGATGCAGGAATTGGCAACAGGGTGGTTGCAAAAGAATAAATGGTACGATCCGCAGGCGCGCGACACAGACAGCCGCATCGCCAAAGTGATCGACCAAGAGTTAGCAGCTGATGGATGGGACCCAGCAGATCCGGAATATTGGGACGAGCTGGATAATCGATTGGCTGTACGTTTGCCTCACAGGTACGCAGCAAGAACGGGGACAAGCGCTAAACGGGTCAGCCCCACGGCATCAAGCCGGACGGCAAATCCGTCAGCCAAGTCCGCCAACACAATCACGCTAAGTCGTGAACGTGTTCAAGCGATTAAGGATGCGGGCGCATGGGACGATCCCACAAAGCGCAACGCAATGATTAAGGCTTACGCCGCGTACGATAGACAGAATCGAGGATAATTATGGCAAACGCAAGAATTAAACGCGACTTGGATGACCGTTTAGAAGAACGAGTCAACGAAGTTAAGAATCGCAACACTGCGAACGAAGAAGATGTCAAGCGCCGGGAACGTATTGATGCGTTCCGTGATAAATGGCAGAATAGCGCACTGCCAAGCCTCCCGAAAGATGCAATTCCGGGATTTCATTTGTGCTGGTTAAGCACTACAAACCAGTACGACAGTATCGACAAACGTTTAGCACTAGGCTATGAGCCCGTGAAAGCCAGCGAGTTAGGAAAAGGCTTTGAATCACTTGGCAAGATGAGTTCAGGCAAGTTTGAAGGCTGTGTTAGCTGTAACGAGATGGTTCTCTTCAAGTTACCAGAAGAAATCTATCAGGAAGTAATGCGTATGCTGCACCTTGAGGACCCCCTCGAGCACCAGCGTAACATTACGTCCGCTGTCCGGAGCAACTCGCAAGAGGGTAAAGGCGGTCGGTCAATCCTGGAAGGTGGAATTTTGGAAATGGAAAAAGAGGCCGCCAGAGCGAACAAGAGTGTTCGCTTTGAATAACATTCTTCAACAAACAAAGGAAATCAAATGGCAACTACATTGAAACCCTTTGGTCTGAAGCCCGTGTATCACCCCAGTGGTCTTGATCGTGCAACTCCTTTTGTTGGCACGAACAGCTACACCACCGGAAGTGTATACTCGGCGCCGTACTCGCTTGGTTCTGGTGAAGCTTTTTACCAATACCAGCCCGTAGGCCTTAATGCTTCTGGCCAATTGACAATTGCTGCTGCAGCGGCTGCCACGTCTCCTGTTTACGGTGTTTTTGATGGCGTCGAATTTACCGATTCGCAAGGCCGTCGCTCCGTAGCTAAGTGGGCGTCTAAGCTGACTCTTGATGCTTCTTCTGACATCGTCTTCTGGGTCTGGACTGATCCGGCAGTGATCTACGAAGCTCAAGTTAATGGCTCGGTTACAACCGCAGGCATTGGCGAGCAGTTTAATTTTGAAACCGCAGCGGGTCTAGCGCCTACAGATGGTACTGCCATCGGTAACGGTGGTGCTGGCTTCTCGACCTGCGCACTGAACGACACACCTGTCGCTTCAGGAGCTCAAGGTCAAGTTAGAGTTGTTGGTTTGGGCCGCGAAGTGGCGTATCCCCCGGGCGAAACAAACGCATGGGGCGACACCTACACTATCGTGCAAGTTCAAATCGCCAACAACACCTTCGTTGCAGCCCGTGTATCGCCCTAACTAAACGAAAGAAAGGATTAAGCAATGGCAGCCCCAATGCGTAGTACGGACTTTCGTGCGGTAGTCGAACCGATTATCAACGAAGTCTTTGACGGTGTTTATGAGCAACGTGATGATGAGTGGAAAGGGTTTGTACAGCAAATCCAAGGTATTCCGCGCAACTATCATGAAGAAGTGATGCTCTTCGGTATGAACGCAGCACCCGCAATGCCCGACGGAACCCCGGTTTCGTACGATCAAGGCGGTACGCTGTACATCACCCGATTCATTTATCAGATCTACGGTCTTGCTTACGCGCTGACCAAGGTTTTGATGGAAGACGGCGATCATATCCGTATCGGCAGCACGTTTGCTAAACATCTGGCTCAGTCCATGATTGAGACCAAAGAAACCCTGTGCGCCAACCTGCTGAACTTCGCGTTCACCGCAGGCTACACCGGCGGCGACGGCGTGACGCTGAACAACAGCGCACACCCTGTTGCTAACGGTCTGACGTACAGCAACGTCCTGGCAACGCCAGCCAACCTGTCCCAGACCTCGGTTGAGCAGATGCTCATCCAGATCCGCGGCGCTATTGACAACAATGGTAAGCGTATCCGTCTGAAGGCAGAGCAGCTGATCGTTCCGCCGGCGCTCGAGTTCCAGGCAGAGGTTATCCTCAAGTCTGTTCTCCGCTCCGGTACGGCCGACAACGATCTGAACCCGATCAAGTCAACTGGTATGCTTCCGAAGGGCGCACACGTTGTGACCCGTCTGAGCTCCACGAAGGCTTGGTGGATCCAGACCGACGCCGAAAACGGTCTAATGCTGGTCATGCGTCGCCCCATGGAGAAATCCATGGAAGGTGATTTTGAGACTGACTCTATGCGTTACAAAGCTACGGAGCGTTACGCCACTGGTTGGCACGATGCCCGTAACATTTACGGAACGCCTGGCGTCTAATCAAGACCCAAGCAGGCAAAGCCCCGGAGAGAAATCTTCGGGGCTTTTTTATTGGTTTTTCTGCATAAGTAGACATAGGAAGAATTTACCCCATTCAGACTGCCGCGCACTTCCCGGCAGACGACTTAGAGACTGCTGGGGAATCCACTAAGAAATGGAATAGAACATGTCACGCACTACTTTTTCGGGACCAGTAGCGTCCCAAAACGGTTTTATCAGCATCGCATCGACGTCTGAAAAAACTCTGACCATTCAGGCTCCCGCAGCTCTGTCGGTCGACACCACTCTGACGTTCCCCAACGGCGCCGGCACCAACGGCCAAGTTCTCACGACTAACGGCACCGGCACGCTAACCTGGACCACGAACGGCGCGGGCACCGTTACATCAGTCGCAGGCACTGGCACTGTAAACGGCCTCACACTGACAGGCACCGTCACATCAACCGGCAACATTACGCTCGGTGGATCGTTTGCCCTGCCAACCAGTACAGCTGCAGCAGTTGCAGATATCACCAACGCTATCAACACTACCGGCAAATACACCGGCAAGATGGTTGTTGACTACGCTACAGGAATTATCTACACCGCAGTCGGTGCAACTGCCGGATCTGACTGGGCTCCGTCCGACGCCAGCGGCCTTGTAACTCCTGTTTAATTAGGAGGCAACTATGCGTCAGACAACCGTAACCGTGCCTAATTTATTAGGCGCTACGGAAACTCCTCCGGTTGTGCTTGACCAGTACTTGACCCCGTTTAGCGTTTCTTACGCTAAAACGGGGTCGGGAACAGTTGAGGTCTCGCTTACCGATCCTTTTCCTGTGTCAAACGGAAACTTTGTTTCTCCCACTTTTTCGTGGATTGCTGCACCGACAACAGCCCCCAACGGCGCAACCTCTTTGGGTCAGCCGTTTCGTGCTATACGTTTAAGCGGTGGAGCAATTGGAGACACGTTAACTGTAGTCCAGGCTGGAGTTAAGTAGTGTCTGTTTACCTCGATACTCGAGGTAATTCTGTCCTGTCTGTGGCGATCTGTGATCGCTGCAACAGGAAGTTTCCGTACGTCGATTTAATGCCGGATCCAAATTTCCCCGGCATGCGCGTGTGCAAGGACGACAAGGATAACTACGATCCTTGGCGCTTGCCCGCGCGGCAGACGGAAAACATCACACTTAGATTTCCGCGTCCGGATGTGTCTATTGCAATTGAAAACAATCTGTTAGACACAGAAGGCAACCCAAATAACTTTATTCAGTACGATAACTTTTTTATCGAGGGCACACCGTATGGTGAGGCTGGGGCTCCCGGCGATATAAACTTAGCCAGCAAGTTTATAAATCTCCCCTCATCGCTTGCGCCGACCATCACTAATGTAACACCAATTACAGGACCGCAGGCCGGCGGCACTTCAGTAACAATTACTGGAACAAATTTTAACAGCGTGGTAACGGTTAAGTTTGGAAATCAAAACGCAACGTTCTCCATAACAAATCCACAGCAAATAATTGCAACCTCGCCGGCATATCCCGTTACAGGCCTGATTGATATTTCAGCAACCTCTACTTACGGAACAGCGGTGTACCACGGCGCCTTTACATATACATAATTAAATGGCCAACAAAGCGATAACCCAGCTACCTGTCGCGTTGTCCTTGACTGGCAACGAGCAGGTGCCTATTGTACAAAACGGCATCACAAAACAGGCGTCTGTCTCGCAGATTGCTAATGCCGCCACTCCGGGCAAGTTGATTACAAATGTCACTTATGACCCGACAACTTATCTTATCACGTTTTACTACAGTGATGGATCTACGTCTACCGTAGGCCCAGTACCTGGATTTAAGAACGCCTATGTTGATATAAACGGCGATCTTATCCTTGTTGAAACTGATAACACAACGATAAACGCCGGTAATGTTATTGGCCCGTCTGGATTCAGCGGCTACTCTGGCACGTCAGGATTTAGCGGTTTTTCAGGTATCTCAGGCTTTTCAGGTATCTCAGGCTTCTCCGGTATCTCCGGCTTTAGTGGCTTTTCTGGTATCTCCGGCTTTAGTGGCTTCTCCGGCACGTCCGGCTTTAGCGGCTTTTCTGGTACGTCTGGTTTCTCGGGCACGAGTGGTTTTTCAGGGTACAGCGGTTTTTCTGGAACAAGCGGCGTATCAAGCACCTATTATTTCTACAAGGCAAATACTACAAGCCAAAGCGGTGATCCGGGCGCAGAATACATCCTGTGGAATAACGTAACACAAACTAGCGCTACACAAATCAACATCAGTAGTTTTGCTGATAATAACGTTGACATTAGCATTTTCTTAGCGCTTATTAGCGCAACCGAGCAGTTTGTAATCCAAGATAGTGCCAACAGCGCCAACAAACAAACATGGAGCGTAACAGGCACTCCCACAGATAACGGCACGTATTGGTCAATTCCGGTTACGCTCTTGTCGTCGTCTGGTACGGGCACAACAAACTTCGCAAATGACTTGCCAATCATTTTTGCCGTTGTAAACGGCATTTCTGGTTACAGCGGCATCTCTGGTTTTAGTGGGTTTAGTGGCATCTCGGGTTACAGCGGCTTCTCCGGTATCTCCGGCTTTAGTGGCTTTTCTGGTGAATCAGGCTACAGCGGTTTCTCCGGTTTTTCAGGTGAGTCGGGTTATAGCGGTTTTTCTGGTGAATCTGGTTACAGCGGCTTTTCCGGCATCTCGGGCTTTAGTGGAACATCAGGCTTTAGTGGCTTCTCTGGCGAATCAGGTTACAGCGGCTTCTCCGGCACTTCAGGCTTTAGTGGCTTTTCTGGCGAGTCAGGTTACAGCGGTTTCTCCGGCACGTCGGGCTTTAGCGGCTTCTCAGGTACTTCCGGCTTCTCCGGTTTCTCCGGACAAAGCGGAGCTCCGGGCGTTGGCGGAGCGATAGGCAATTGGGGCTCGTTCTGGGACACCACCGATCAGGTAGCTGTCGCAGCAAACACTGCCTATCCGGTTGGATTAAACAGCGCTGATCCGGCAAACCTCGGGGTTAGCGTTGTTTCTGGTAGCCGCGTTACATTTAGTACAACTGGTGTATACAGCCTCACGTTCTCAATCCAGTTTGTCAACACAGACACACAGATCCACGACGTAAATGTCTGGCTGCGTAAAAATAATGCTGGTAGTGCTGGTGATATTCCAGACAGCGACACGCGGTTAAGTATTCAGCAGCGACACGGCGGGATTGACGGCTATGGTCTGATGACCGTCAACTTTGTGCTATCGCTTGTTGCGGGCGACTATATCGAAATGATATGGGCGACAACAAACACCGCCGTCTCAATTCAGTCCGTCCCTGCGGGCACAAGCCCGGTCAGTCCGAGCATTCCTGGCGTCATCTTCACCGCGACGCAGGTCATGTACACCCAGTCCGGCTACAGCGGCACATCGGGCTTTTCTGGCTTCTCAGGTTTTTCGGGCATTTCCGGTTTTTCTGGTGAGTCTGGCTTCTCAGGCACCTCCGGATTTAGCGGCATTTCCGGATTTAGCGGCACCTCCGGATTCAGTGGCCTCTCAGGCACATCTGGATTTAGTGGTTTTTCTGGCACATCTGGATTTAGTGGCACTTCCGGATTCAGTGGTTTTTCAGGCACGTCTGGATTTAGTGGCTTCTCAGGCACATCTGGATTTAGTGGCACTTCCGGGTTTAGTGGTTTTTCAGGCATCTCTGGGTTCAGCGGCTTTTCGGGCACGTCAGGGTTTAGCGGCTTCTCGGGCACCTCCGGATTTAGTGGCATCTCCGGATTTAGTGGCATCTCCGGATTTAGTGGCATCTCCGGTTTCTCCGGCTTCTCTGGATTTAGCGGCTTGCCACCCACAACAGTAAGTGTAACAACCACAGCTGCAACAACAACCTACCCCACGCTTGTGACTGGAACGAGCGGAAGTCAGGCTGTGTACGTAGATTCTGATTTAACTTATAATGCAAGTACCAACGCCTTTACTAGTGGAGTAGTCGGCGGAACATTTTAAGGTTCGTAAGAGCCTTGAAGGGAATGTATGAAGTACAGCGTCGTAATACCGACGTACAACCATTGTGAGAAGTATTTAAAACCTTGTGTTGAGTCGGTAATAAAGTATTCAAATATGGAAGAGGTCGAGTTAATTATCTCGGCCAATGGATGTACGGATAACACGTTTGCCTATCTAGGCTACCTGTGGTCCGTGGTGCCGCACCTAAAGGTTGAGTGGGACGCCAAGGCGTTAGGCTACCCCGCAGCAACCAACCGCGGCATCGAGCGGGCATCGGCGGGTAAGATTGTTCTGCTGAACAATGACACCCTGCTACTTGATCAGGCCAAAGATCAGTGGCTACAGATGCTCGAGGCTCCGTTTCTTGCCGACCCAAGTGTTGGCGTGGTGGGGCCCGTGGTGCAGCACTCGGCGGACGCCGGCAGAGACTTCTGCGTGTTTTTCTGCGCCATGATTGACAGGCGCGTGTTTGACAGGATTGGCCTGCTAAACGAAGAGTATGGCGTTGGGACGGGCGAGGATGTAGAGTTTTGCGTCGAGGCGCAAAACGCGGGGTTTAAAGTTGTAGAGCCAGCACCAAAACACTTGGTGTCGGCCACGATGTACAGCGGGGCGTTCCCGATCTACCACAAGGGTGAAGGAACAATGCACGACCCGCAGCTTGTGCAAGACTTTGGCAGTGTGTTTGCCAGAAACAACCGCAAGCTTGCTAGGAAGTACAACCCGAAGTTTTACAAGTGGTCGCTCATGAATAACTTTGAGCGCTACGTGGCGATAAAAGGCGAAGAGGTTCAGCCGCGCGAGAAAAGCCGGTATTTGTGGGCCTCAAGCAAAATGCTTGGCAGTAGTGTGTTTGAGGTTGGCTGCTCAAACGGGTACGGAAGCCAGTTTTTTGGTGACGAGGTCAATTACCTGGGTTTGGATTACGACGAAAAGATTGTCGTCGTGGCGCAGGAAGAAGGCTGGGGCAAAAACAAGCAATTTGTCCATGCCGACATCAACACCTTTGAGCTAGGCCAGTACGACACGATTGTGGCCATGGAGGTGATCGAGCACCTTGATAATGGGCTGGAGGTGGCGCAGAGATTAAAAGGCCACTGCAAGCGGCTCCTTATCACGGTGCCTTATCGGGAGACGCCAGGTTTTTGGGGCGAGCACCACAGGCTCCACATGCTGGGCGAGGAACATTTACCCGGATTTTTGTATAGGTTTATGGGAGAAGACGGAAAAATTTCCGACGCGCCTTTTCCCGGCATGAATTTGATGTTGTGTGAGTGGAATGCCTAGCGTACTGTGTTCGTTGCCCACGAGGGGCAGGTACTTTACGACGCTGCCGCTGGTAATCCAGGCAATTGCTAACCAGACGCGCCCGGTCGACCGATTAGTCATATTTGATGACACCGACGAGCCGGCGGATGTGCGACAGGAGCCGCTGTACCAGCAGCTCTTCTGGATGCTGAATGAGAAGAAAATTGCCTGGGAGTGGCTGTTCGCTGAGAAAAGGGGACAGCACCACATTCACCAGCACGCGAACCGCATGGGCTTGGATTGGGTCTGGCGGTGCGATGATGACGCAGTACCCGAGCCAAACGTGCTCGAGAACCTATTAAAACACGCCGTAGAGGGCGTCGGAGCTGTGGCTGGGGCAGTACTTAATCCCCCGTCAACGAGCGGCTCTGAGGGCTCTACAGGGCTTATAAAAGACGTTTTGGCCGAGCCCAATTTGCAGTGGTCAAGAGTCAAGGAAGTAAGGCAAGTCGAGCACCTTTACAGCACCTTTTTGTACCGAGCTGGGGTGCACGACTTTAACCTGGGTTTGAGCCGGGTAGCACACCGAGAGGAGACGCTGTTTACCTGGGGCCTGCACCAGCGGGGCTATAAATTGCTGGTGGTGCCAGACGCGACAACATGGCACCTAAAAAGCCCGACCGGAGGCATCAGGACGGGGGCTAAGCAGGAGATGTTTGAGCACGACGAACGGATCTTCAGGAACTTCCTGAAGCACAAAGACAAGACGATTGTCGTGCTAAATAGCGGTATGGGAGACCACATTGTGTTTTCCCACGTTTTGCCGGACATTAAAAATCCGCTGGTGTTTGGGTGTTACCCGGAAATTGTGCCTTGTAGGTCGATTGCTGAAGCCCAGAGTTTGTTTGGAAACATTGAGCCGTTTAATGTGTACGGTAAAATGGATCAGTGGAAGTGGACGGGCAGTTTGGAAGACGCCTACCGAAAGCTGTACGTATGGTAATCATAGCGCCTTTTGCCAAAAAGTTATTAAACGGCAAGCGCAACCCAAAAGATTATCCTTTTTGGGAGCAAGTGATTGCCGGTATTAAAGACCCAATCGTGCAGGTGGGTGTGGAAGGCGAGACGCAGCTCGTTGATGATTTTAGAAAAAACCTGCCGCTTGTTGAGCTCAGAAAGCTAATTAGGCAGTGTAGGACGTGGGTGTCATGTGACAGCTTTTTTCAGCACCTAGCTTGGGATGAAGGTAAACCGGGGGTAGTAGTGTGGGGTGTGTCCGACCCGTTAATATTTGGACACCCGGAAAATATAAATTTGTTAAAAGATAGAAAACATTTGGCAGCAAACCAATTTCTTTGGTGGGAGCATACCGAGCACAGCGAGGATAGATTTGTTGGGCCGGAAGAAGTTTTGCAGCATATAAACAAGGAATAGAAATGGCACAGGCAGGCTATACCCCAATACAAACTTATCACTCCACAACAGCTGGAGCGCAACCGTCTGCTGCAAATTTGCTGGTGGGTGAGCTTGCGGTCAACGTTACTGATAAATTACTTTATACAAAAGACAGTGGCGGCAACGTTGTTGCAATTGGCGGAAGTGGAAATAAAGCCGGCGGCGCAATCGTTGTTAACACAACAACCGCGACCGAGAGCTACACGTTTCCTTCTGGCACGAATGGGTTTTCTGTGGGCCCAATAACTGTGGCTTCTGGAATAACAGTAATAGTTTCTTCCGGCCAACGCTGGGTCGTGATTTAAGGAGCAAAGATGAGTACGATTGCAGCAGGAACCACATCCGGCACCGCGTTAGTTAATAGTGGAGATACGACTGGCCAGTTAGTGTTACAAACTAACGGCACAACGACGGCCGTTACAATTGGCACCAACCAAGTAGTTACGCTCGCTCAACCGCTGCCCGTCGGCTCTGGAGGAACGGGGGCAACAACGTTATCCGGCGCAGGCATTCCATCTACTAGCTCTGCAAATACATTTACTGCAGCACAAACATTTAGGGCTGCAAATGCTGTTAGATCAGAAGCCGCGTCAACTCAAGATGCTGTTGTTATTGCGGGAAGAGCGGGAGGCACAAGTTCCTACGCAGTTACAGTAGTACCAACAACTTTATCGTCAAATACAACCTTAACACTTCCAAATGTCACTGATACAGTTGCTGTGCTTGGGACTGCACAAACATTTACAGCTACGCAAACTTTTAGTGGTTCTTCTAGTACATTGGCCGTTGTGCTCAACGATGCAGCGGAAGTTGCCACTGTTTCGGCCACGGCTGCTACCGGCACAATTAACTATGATGTAACAACACAATCTGTGTTGTATTACACCTCTAATGCTTCAGCTAACTGGACGGTAAATTTTCGTGCTTCTAGTGGTACTAGTTTAAATACAGCAATGGCTACCGGACAAAGTGTGACTGTAGCGTTTTTAGTTACGCAGGGTAGCACCGCTTATTACAATAGCGCTGTACAAGTTGACGGCAATTCTATAACGCCTAAATACCAAGGCGGTACTGCTTGGACTTCTGGTAATACAAACAGCATTGATGTTTACGTCTACACTATTATTAAAACTGGTAATGCTGCGTTTACTGTATTTGCAGCACAAACCAAGTTTGCTTAAATAAAGAGACTAATAATGCCATTGATTGGAACCAGAGGGGTTGCTAGCGCAAGTGGATTTGGTTTTGGAGCCACATCCTCTCCTTATTGGCTAGGTTTTTCTAGCCCAAATACTTTTGAGACTATTAGAAGTATTCAGGTAGATGGTTCTGGAAATATTTACATCGCTGGCGATTACAACTTTGATTTTACTTACGGGTATTACCGTTGTTTTATTCAAAAATACAGCGCGGCGGGAGTTTTGCTTTGGGGAAGATTTTATGGAACGGGTAGTAATGTATTTAACGTACCAATTATTACGTTAGATAACACATCATCTCCTTCGTTTGTTTATATGTTAGCTGGGAGATCTAGCGATAAAGTTGCAGTACTAATAAAAATTTCTGCTGCTGATGGGTCTGTTTCTTGGGCAAGGCAAATAAGCGGTAGTAGTTCTTTTAGTTGGGATGGGGTTGCTGTTTCTAGCGGCAACATCTTTATAGTAGGCAATCAAAGCGAACCGGGCGTTGGTGGGTTGTTGTGGGTTCGAAGTTATGACGCCAACGGAAATATTAACAGCACACAAAACTACATTGATGGCGGCAATACATTAGAGGCGATAGGCTGTGCGCCAGCAGCAAGTGGTGGTTTATATATTTTTGGCGCTCGTGGTAGCAGTTTAAATGGCATGTGGATGCAAGTTGGATCAAATTTAAGCTCTCCCATATGGCAAAACTTTATGTCTGGCATGGATGCTAGAGACACAGTTAATGGGTTAGTTACTGATTCATCTAATAATTTGTATTGGACAGCTCAATTTATAAGCGGGGGAGAACAGTACGCACGAGTTGGAAAATTAAATTCGTCTGGGGCACACCAATGGATTAGGAATATAAGCCCATCCTCATCTGGTGGTACAACTTTACAAACTAGACCATACAATATAGCGGTTGATTCAACCGGCGCTTCTTATATGGCTGCATCAACAAATTTTGGTATTTCATCTTCCAGCTCAAGCCGAAACTTTATCGTTAAATTAGACACAAACGGATCTACTGTTTTTACTAGGCAGATTGCCGTAACAACAATATCAGGTGGTTCTTCTTTAGGTAGTGGAACTAGCCTTGTATCGCCATCTTCTACAGGAATGATTACTGCACTTGTTAATCCTAGTGCATCTTATGGCGGATATTTAAATTTACCTGCTGACGGAACAAAAACAGGCGCATATAACTACGCAAGTGCAGATCGACGTTTTACATACGGAAGCACTAACGTAAATACTGGCACGTACTCGCCATCGGCTTCTGCTATGAGTTTATCTACATACTCTACAAGTATGGGAACCGGGTCAGTTTCGCCTACTACTGGTACGTTTAATAAACCGCTTAACCCAATTTCAATATAGGTACATCATGGCAGAACCAATTACATACATAGACGTTGCAGATAATGTGGCTGTTCGGATGATGCACTTTCAAGCCGCTGGCGATACGCACAACGGTCACGTTCATCGCTTTAACCATATTTCTGTGCTATCCCGGGGTAGCGTTAGAATTGAGTTTAACGACGGAGTCCAAGAGCATACGGCTCCGTGCTTAATCATAGTGCCAAAATTAGTGCGCCATCAGTTTATTGCGACACAACCAGACACTGTTTTATGCTGTGTACATGCGGTTCGTGAAGGTGAAGCAGTAGAAGATGTTGCATCGCAAGATATTACGGAAGAACAAGCCAAAGAATTATTGGCTAGATTTCCAATGCTTATAGAACATTAAACCGGAGTAAATCATGCCAGCAATCATTAACGGCGATGGAATTTTTACCGCAGAGGGAACATCAACCACCCAGGGGCGCTTGCGTCTTGGTGAGGATACCGACAACGGTACTAATTATGTAGAGCTGCAGGCCCCTGCAAGCGTAGCCTCAAATGTCACCTTTACGCTGCCATCAGCGGACGGTACGACAGGACAGGTTTTACAGACCAACGGTAGCGGAGCTCTGAGCTTCGTTTCAATAGTAGGCGGCGCACAAGGTTTTGTAACACAAGCGACCGGGGCAAATGTGTCTCCCGGAACAGTCAACGATTCATTTGCCCTAATTTAAGGAGATTTAAATGGCAACTTCTGCACAGTACGCAGCCACCCCAAAGGTTGGATCTGCGCTTTTAACGACAGCGGACACCTCGCTGACCGCGCCTACGACGGTTGGTACGGTATTTACGGCGGGTTCGAGCGGCTCGCGGATCGACTACATTGACATCCAGGGTGTAGCCACAACAACCGCGTGTATCGTAAACCTGTTTATCTTCGATGGCACAAACTACTTTTTGTGGCAACAGGTTCCGGTAATTGCGGTTACCTCAAGCACGACAGCACCGGCATTTACCGCGGCTTTATCTAGTAACGGCAACGCCAACATCATGCCGCTGACGATTCCGACCGGATACTCGCTTCGTGCGACTGTGTCTGTAACGCAGACTGGCATTCGTGTAATTGCTTACGGAGGTGACTTCTAATGAACAAGGGAATGTACGGCTTTGGGTTGCCGCCTAACTATGCAACCCGTGTAGCGCCTGCTGCTTGGACTAATTGCCGCCCGTATGTTATTGCGGGTACGTATAACGACTTTGTTGTTCCAGCAAACGTGTATCAAATTATGGTTTGCGTTTGGGGTGCTGGTGGATCTGGCGGTGCTGGTAGTAGTTATTCTGGTCAATATGCTCGCGGGGGTGATGGCGGTGGTTACGCTCAAGGCATTATTGATGTAGTTCCAGGGCAGGTGTTGCCGACAATTACTGTTGGCGCTGGAGGAGCAGCACGAGTTAGCACTCAATCTTCTGGAGCTTCTGGCGGAACATCATCATTTGGCACTCTCTTAACTTCTACCGGCGGCGGCGGTGGGTCAATAACTAACAGTACTTCACCCGGAAGTCCCGGTACAGGCACAGCATCTGGAGGGCTTCGGCAAGCCTATACCGCTACTGGCGGTTACGGTGGGTATTCAAGCAGCTCTGGTTCAGATATCAGAGGTACTGGCGGCGGAGGAGCGGGGTCTATTTATGGTAATGGGGGAAATGGCGGACCCGCAGGATCTACTTCAACTAGCCAAAACGGAACGGGTGGGGGTGGTTTTGGTGGTAGCGGCGGTTTTGGGCCTCAAGGGCCAAGCGGTTCAGGTGGAGGCGGGTTAAAAAATGGATCTGCTTCGAGTGCGGGCGGTGGTGGTGGATCAGCAAGCGATGGCAATGGTCGAAATGGTGGTGGACCAGGAGGCGGAGTAACAACAAATTTTGTGGGAACTAGCGGCGGTCAAAGCGTCCCTGTAGCAACTAGTACGCAAGGAGGGTTAAGTCTTGCATCTCCTTACCTTGCGTATTGGGCATTGTGTGGAGGTGGTGGCGGCGGAGGACCAAGCACATCGTTTGATTCTAACGGCGGTTCTGGTGGTTTTGGCGGCGGCGGAGGCGGGGCACAAAGCAGCAGCAATTTTGCATTTGGAGGCCCAGGCGGTTTTGGTGGTGGTGGCGGCGGCGCTAATACTAGTAACGCTCAAACATTTGGTGGTCCGGGTGGTTTTGGCGGTGGCGGTGGCGGCGCTCAAGTTTCAAGCTCGACACCGTTCGGGGGACCCGGTGGGAATGGCGGTGGCGGCGGTGCTGGTCAACGAAGTGATAGTTCAGCATCAATAAATAGCGGCAAAGGCGGCGACGGAGCCGTACTCCTTTATTGGACAGAAGGATATTAATTATGAAATGGGCATGGATTGAAAACGGTAAAATTCGGGATGTCGCACATAACGACCCGAATAAAATTTACCACCCTGATATAGCTAAGTTCTATGACACCCAAGTTCCGGATGATGCGGTTAACGATGACGGCTGGGTAAACGGTCAGCTGGTAAAACCAAATCCGCCAGCTCCGCTAGCTTCAGAGCCCCCCGTGTGGACCGCAGATGATGTTCGTCTGGGCTTGTCTTTGGCTGAAAAGGTCAAGTGGGATAACGACACGGTGCCTGAAGTTAAGACGGCTAAGGCTGAGATGGCTGGGCAAAACCCCGAAGTCAAGGTTAAAGAGGTTTTGGACTTTTTGGTTGCCACTAATGTCATTTCTCAGGCATCGGCTGACAAGGTTATCGACATTAAGAAAAACCCAGTTAGCTCAACGATTCCTGTAACCACGACCTGATATGAAGCCAGCAGAGATAGCATTAGGGGCAGTCGCTAACGTCTACAGCCGGCAGATGGTTTTCCGTCATGCCGGTGACTACGAGCAGGGTCATACTCATGAGTTTGACCATTTAACTTTGCTTGCATCGGGCTCTTTAAAAGTTACAGTTGACGGGCAGGTTACGGTTTTTAAAGCGCCTCACATGATCTATATCCACAAAGACAAAATGCACGAGCTGGTTGCCTTAGAGGACAACACCGTAGCGTTTTGTATTCATGCTTTGCGCGACATGGATGGAAATGTAATCGACACAACAATGATACCAAATGGTGTTGTTGTTGAAACAATGGAGTAAGAAATGCCTTCAACCATAAACGCAACCTCAACCGGCTCCGGCGGCTTGATCTCGACCGGGGACGCCTCCGGCCAGCTCGAGCTGCAAGCAAACGGTTCGACCAAAATGACCGTAAGTGCTTCGGGCGTGTCTATTCCGACGTTGGTAGGGGCTACTATAAATTTAGCAACAAACGTAACTGGCACACTACCTCTTACATCGCTACCTGTTACCTTACTAGATAACAATAATGGCGGTACTTATTATCCAGGTGTGGCATATACTTGGACGATTACAGATTTTGATTCCTACGCTACTTATACTTTATCTGCTTCCAATGGTAGCGTTTCTCGTACTACAAACACTATTACTTTTACCCCGACAGCAGTTGGTGCAGCTAGTTTTACAGTAAACGGTAGAACTATATCAATTACAGCAGCTGCGGTAGCAGCAGGGCAACAAGCCTATACAACTGCGGGAACTTATTCGTGGGTTGCTCCCGCTGGAGTTACTTTGGTTTCGGTGGTCTGTGTTGGTGGCGGCGGTGCTGGCGGTGCAGGGATTTACAGTGAAACAGCCGTCGGTGGCGGCGGTGGCGGTCTTGGATATAAAAACAATATCTCTGTCACACCCGGCAGTTCGTATACCGTCGTTGTGGGCGCAGCCGGAACTGGAAATACAAACCCATCAACATCTGGCGGTCAGTCATCTTTTATTAGCGCGGCTACTGTTGCTGGTAATGGTGGTACGCGTGGTGGGTCAGGCACAGGCACAGGCGGCAGTTACGTTGGCGATGGTGGCGGCAACGGAGGCAACGGAGGCTCTGGAAGTTTTAACGTTAATGGTGGCGGCGGTGGCGGTGCTGGCGGGTATGCTGGTAATGGTGGTAATGGTGGAACTGGTTCGGGCGGTGGAAACGGTTCTGCTGGTAGCGGAGGCGGAGGCGGAGGCGGAGGAGGTAATTCAAGTAATAGTCTTACAGCCGCTTGCGGGGGCGGCGTTGGCATTCTTGGGCAAGGATCTAATGGAGCAGGAGGCGTTGGTGACCCAAGTGGAGGTTCAAGCGCTACAGCAGGTGGTGGCGGTTCTGGTGGTGTAGGAGCACCCACAGGTAACTCGCAAGGATCGGGCAATGGCTCTACAGCAGGTGTTTACGGCGCTGGCGGTGGCGGTAATGCCCGAAGCAACGGCACTGGATCTACTGGCTCTCAAGGCGCAGTACGTATTATTTGGGCTGGTACAACGGGTACAACTAGAGCATTTCCGTCAACAAATACTGGGGATCTATGATGCGTTTGTTTATTCGCATAAAAAACGGGCGTGCTTTTCAGCACCCAATTTTTGAAGACAATTTTAAAGAAGCATTTCCATCTATTGATGTGGATAATCTTCCAGACGGTTACACTGAGTTCATTCGCGTTGCACCACCTACGGTTGGACCGTATGAGATTTATGAAGGTGTAACGTACGAGTGGGACACGGACAAAATGAAAGATGTACACCGTGTCCGCCAAATGACAACGGAAGAAAAAACACAAAAACAAAATCAAGTTAAAGAATCTTGGGCGCAAACAGGTTTTCCATCGTGGATTTTTGATGAGACTACCTGCGCCTTTATAGCGCCCGTTCCGTATCCAGAAGACGGAAAAATGTATGAATGGAATGAAGCAACAACCTCTTGGGTTTTAGTGCAATAAACCACAACTATTGTTAAAAGATTAAGTCAATTAACTTTATTGGATAAAACATTACGAGGTTGTAACTAAATGGAAACCCAGTCGATCATCAACATCGCGGTGGGTCTGGCGGGATTCTTTGGCGGCTGGGTGGTCAACAGCCTCTCCAAATCCATCATCCGCATCGAGGACCGCATATCCGAAATGCCGCTGCTGTACGTCACAAAGGACGACTACAAGCGAGACATAGACGAAATCAAAGCCATGCTCACCAGGATCTTTGACCGTCTGGATGACAAAGTAGACAAATAACAACTATAAAAATGGAGCTTTGCCTTGGTACAACTCCCGGACCCCAGCGATCCGTCGCAGGTTGTCAAGTCAGCTTTAGGCGGGATCAAAGAAGCACTAGCCGCCGGCCGAGAGATAAAGGAGACCGCCAAGGAGGTTAACACCTTCCTTGATGAAGAAGCACGCGCCCGCGTAGCCTGGCGCCGACGCCAGCAAGAAGTCCAACGCCGCGGCGACATGATGTACATCGACGCAATAAATGAGTACCGGCTTCTTTACGACATAAGACAACAAAAAGAACAAGCTTTCAAACAGATAGAAAAAGAGTTTGGAAAGCGCGCCATCCAAGAAGTACAAGCCCTGGAAGAGCGTTTAAGAAAAGACAGAAAAGAGCTGCAAAAAGAGTACGACTCAGATAGAAAGGCCACAAGAAACGAGTGGCTTATTCTTGGTTTATGCGCTTTAATTGTTTACGCAATTTTAAAAATAGCAAAGGTGTGGTAATGGAAAAGACCGCAAAAGAACTGGCAAGTAAAGTCATCGGGGTCATAGGAATCCCCGCTATTGTGCTGATGGTTGGCATGGTGATTTACTCGGCCATGCAGCTTTCTTCTGAGGCCCTTACTCCGATTGTGGGTATGGCCTCTGGTGTCATCATGGCCCTGATCTCAATGATCGGCGGCATCACCGGCACCAAGGATAAGGAAGAGAAGCCCGAGTTCCAGGTCATACAAAACCTTATCGCCCGGCTTGATCAGAAAGAGCCGCCAATGCGGGTGGACGTGGAGGACGGAAAGGTCACCGTTCGTAAGGGCGATGATACCGTCAGCATGGGAGACGCAAAATGATCACGCTGCTTTCCACACTTGTATCTTTCCTGATGGGCGGTCTGCCAAAGATCTTGGATTTCTTCCAAGACCGCTCTGATAAGTCACACGAGTTAGCCCTGGCACGCATGCAGACCGAGCGCGAGCTGCAGATGCTTGAGCGTGGGTTTGCAGCGCAGGCCCGCATCGAGGAGATACGGACTGATCAAATTGCTATGCAAACGGCGGTGCAGGAGCGCGAGGCGCTGTACAAACACGACATCGAGATTGGCAAAGGAGCGTCTCAGTGGGTAGTCAACATGCGAGCCTCTGTGCGGCCTGTGATTACATACGGCATGTTCTGCATGCTGCTCTTTGTAAACATCTTTGGTTTTTTCTATGCATGGAAGACTGGGGTGCCGTTTGATCAAGCGATGTCAATTCTATGGGATGAAGACTCCGCCATCATATTTTCTTCGGTGATCGCATTCTGGTTTGGGTCACAATCCTTTAAAAAATGAAGGTAGACCAGCGGGTCATTGAGATGATTAAGCACCACGAGGGGGTGCGATTTAGGCCGTATAGGTGCCCGGCGCTTCTTTGGACCACTGCGGTCGGCCATGTCATCGATCCTCGCCACATAGGGGTAAAACTTGAAGAGCGTAAAAACTTACCCATACCAGACGGTTGGGATCGCACCCTCAGCATGGACGAAGTCAACCAGATTCTTGCTCAGGATCTGGCAAGGTTTGAAACCGGCGTATTACGACTTTGTCCTAATGGCCTTACTCCTGGTCGCTTTGGGGCACTCGTTTCATTCGCTTTTAACGCTGGCCTGGGCAACCTCCAGCGGTCTACCATCAGGATGAAACACAACCGCGGCGAGTTTGATGAGGCCGCAGAGTCCTTTATGGCGTGGACCAAGGCCGCAGGAAAAGAGCTTCCGGGGCTGGTAAAACGCCGCAAAGACGAGCGCAATCTGTATCTAAGCTAGGCTAATTTAGCCCTGATTTTTGCATAAGTAGTAAGAGAATCCACAACTTTTTATAAGGAGTACTGCCGTGGAAGGGTTTAAACCAAATGTCAAAATGAAGTCTGACATCAGCTGTTACAAAGAAGGCGGCTATGTCTCCCGTAAAAAGCACTCCGAAGAGAAAGAGGAAGCCAAGGATATTGCCAAAGATAAGGCAATGATCAAAAAGGCTGTGGGTCAGCATGAGGGCTCCAAGCACAAAGGCGAGGAAAAAACTGAGCTTAAGCTGAAAACTGGTCGGCGCGTCAAAAAGACGGGCGGTGTAGTTAACAAATACAAAACTGGCGGTCTGTGCAACCCCATGAAAACCGGCGGCGTAGCTAACGTCAAAAAAGAGGGTGGCGCCATCGAGATGAAGAAGGGCAAAGACGACAAGAAAGCGATTGCCCAAACAAAAAAGACTAAGGCCGGCAAAGCTGACGCTCCCAGCGCAGCCACCGGCAAAAAGAAAGAGTCTCCCGCAACCGGCAACCGGCCTGCAAAAAAGACCATGACGGCATCCTCTGTTGGAGCGCTGCCTGAAGCTGCTGGAGCCGAAAGCGCTGCGATGTCCATGCCAGAGAACCAGCCCATCGAAATGATGGCTGCTGGCGGGTATATGGATGGTGGAACTATTTCTGATTACGATAGCACGATGATCAGCCGCGCACCAATGGCCGAGCCAATTGTCCGCCCCCGCACACCGTCGGGCGGTATGGGTGCTGCCATGCCTAGCGGCCCCATGGGTAATGCAGCTCCCCTTGGAGTTATCTCAGACCAGGAGCGTCAAATCATGCGTGGTTTGCAGGCGCTTGGGCAATACGCTGATGGCGGAAGGACTTGCTAAAATGCCTATTGAATCTAAAGCTCAACAGCGCGCCATGTATGCTGCAGCAGCTGGCAAATCCAACATTGGCATCCCTAAAAAAGTAGGCAAAGAGTTTGTCAAAGCTGGTCCGGCCAAAAAGAATCTTCCTGAGCGCGTTAAGTCACAAGCCCCCAAGCGAGCAGCCGGCCGCGGGAGATAATCCATGGCCTATTCGGGCACAACTAATCAGACAAAGATAAATGTCGGGCAGCTGATAGAGTATGCTTTTCGCGAAAGTGGAAAGCCCTCTGAAGAGCAGACCGCGCAGTATGTCGTTGCCGGCAAGCAGGCGCTGTTCTACATTTTGCAAAACCTCTCCAACCGCGGAGTTAACCTGTGGATGTTGGAGAATAAGCTCATTGGCACAGTCAAAGACCAAACCATTATCACCTTGCCCGAGGGCACGGTGGATGTGCGCGAGGCCAACTGGCGTTATGTTGTTGTGCCAGAAGCTCAAGGGGCGCTGCCTGCAAGTAACGCCACAGCGCCGCTGGTGTTTGATAAAGATCTAAACACCCACGGCACATCAACCGTGCTGGACAACTGGTTTGGTGTCCCCTATTCGTCTGATCAGAGGATATACCAAGTAGGGTTTAACTCTTACGGAAACTCTACATATAATTTTGTTTTTGAGACGAGCGAAGACGGAATTACTTGGACGCTCAGGCAGACCCTGCCAACGGTAACTTTACAGGATCGCGAGTGGTATTATTTCCCTGTAGAGCCAACTCCAGGCTATCAGTTTTTTAGGCTGCGTGAAACAGTAGCTCCCACTTTTTCGCTTCGCCAGATGGTGTTTTCTTACACGCAGCAAGACATTCCCCTGGCACGACTAAACCGGGACGACTACTGGAATCTACCAAACAAACAGTTTTCTTCTCAGCGGTCTTTGCAGTATTGGTTTGATCGCCAGATTACGCCGCAAATGTATTTGTGGCCTATCCCAAACAACGACTTTCAGCTTTTCCAGTTAATTATTGAAAAGCAAATACAAGACGTTGGCAGTTTGTCAAACGAGCTGTACATTCCCAATCGTTGGATTGCAGCCGTACAAAAAATGCTATCGCATCAGATGGCTTTGCAAATCCCTAACGTTGACCAAAACCGTATTGTTTACCTAGAGGACCAAGCCAACAAGTGGCTGGCTCAAGCAGAGAGCGAAGAGCGCGATAAGTCGCCAATTTACTACGCTCCGGTAATTTCTTATTACACGAGATAATAAATGCCAGCATACGTAATGACCTATGACTCGCTGGTTGAGGACATAATCCGTTACTCAGAGCGTAACGACACGTCTTTCGTGCAGCAGATCCCTCGCCTGATCGCTATGGCTGAGCAAGAGATAGCGGCGCAGATAAAAACTCTTTGGGAGCTGAACGTGGTAACCACCACCCTGGTCCCGGCTTTGGGAACGCTTTTAAAGCCGACCCGTTGGAGAAAGACCGTCTCCATGAAAATTAATGGTAAGCCGGTTTTGCATCGATCACAGGATTATGTTGCTCAAGTACAAACCGAGTTTTCACAAGGAGAACCAAAGTACTATGCAGATTATGACTACAATAACTGGGCTCTGGGCCCGATTCCAAACAGCGCTTACACAGTTGAAATCATCTATTACAGCCTCGTTCAGCCGCTTGACTCAACGAATCAGCAAAATCTTATCACGCAAGTAGCCCCGCAGGCTATTCTGTTTGGCACCCTGCTACAAGCGCAAGGCTACTTAAAGTCTCCGGATAAGCTTCAACTCTGGCGTAGTATGTATGATAACGCCATGCAAGCGCTCAAAGCCGAGAACACAAGCAGGAACATCGACCGCAACACCAGCGTATTGGAGCCGTAAATGCCGACGTACGTTTCGCCATTTACTGGGGACGTTGTTCAGCCAACCGACGTAAGCTATCAGTCGCTTACGTTCTCAACCAACCAGCAACTATCCTGGCCTGATAGTACCATACCCGGCGGTACTACCGTCGTGGCTGCCAGGATCATTGACTGTATTGCCAACAACGCCGGTCTGTCAATCAGGCTGCCGCCAGCCAACCAGATCTCGGTTGGCACGGACATACTGTTCCGTAACCGCGGCGCGCAGGACTTTGTTGTCGAGGATTACACGGGCGGCAACGATGTAACCATTACTGCTGGCACTGCTAGGTATTTTTATCTAGTCGATAATAGCACCGCGGCAGGCGTCTACCGTAACTTTACTTATGGCGCGGGCACATCAGTTGCGGATGCTGCGTCTCTTGTCGGTAGTGGTCTTACTACCATGGCAGGCAAACTTGAAACATCTACTGATGTTATTGAAATTGCTGTTGCCCCCACTCTCGATGAAAACAGCCGCGCTTTGGCTTATGTATGGACAAGCGGAGCCGGTACGTTTAACTTACCCAACCCGGCTACGATTGAGCCTGGTTGGTTTATCATGGTCCGTAACGGTGGAACCGGCGCGCTTACCATTGTACCGTTTGCAGGCTCTCTAATTGACAACGGCAGCACATCTACATTTTATCCGTCAGATTCAGCCATCATTGTTTATGACGCAGACACGGACAATTTCTTTACCGTCGGTTTATCGCGTCAATCATCAGTAACTTATACTTCGGCAACGTATGACGTTGATGCAATTGTTGGCAATAGCTTAAGTCTTGTAACTTTTGCTCCTACCATCCAAACATACGTTGCGTTTACCGGAACAAGGACGCAGACGCTAACAGTAACCCTGCCGGCCATTACACAGCTGTATGTTTTTTCTAATGCTACGGGACAACCGGGCTATAATATTCAGTTTCAAATAACAGGAAGTGCGCAACCGCCTTTAGTTTTTGGTAATGGCGTTACGGCAATTGTATTAAGTAATGGTACAAATTTAACAATTGTTGCTACTACTGCTTTAACGGGAACTTTTTTAGCAAATAACGGCACAGCAGCTGTGCCTACATTTTCGTTCATCAGCGACACAAATACCGGACTTTATCTGTCCGCGGCTAACGTGTTAAATGTAACGGCAAATGGGCAAAATATATTTGAGTTTAACGCAACAAACCTTGGCAATCGTCAAGTATCAACGCCTGCTCAATTTAATGCGGCGCTTATTGCTGGCGGTACATTCTAATGGCCGAAAAGTTTGATCAAAACTTAAGTATGATTTATACCCTTGGCGTTCAGCCAGGGATTAAACGCGACGGAACTACTTTTGAGTCGCGCGAGTTTACTGACGGTGTTTGGGCTCGCTTTCAACGCGGAACTCCGAGAAAAACAGGCGGATACCGCCAAATGTTCCGCGACTCAAACGGCATCGCCAGAGGCATGATTGTAAATGCATACAATGGTTTAAATTATTTGTTTGCCGGCAATGCAACAACAGTTGATGCGTTTACCACGGGCACAACTTTAGGCGCTGGTAACGGACCATTTCCAGCGGTCATGAACGTAGGTTACGCAAAAGAACCCATCGTTGCAACTGCCGTTAATAGTTTTGATGTTACTGGAGATCAAACTGCTAAGTACCCAATTGGCACTAAGGTAGTGTTTGATCAAACGCCAGGAGCGCAAATTTACACTGTTACAGGTTCCGTGTTTGCGGTAAACACCACCGTTAGTGTAACGCCCGCCATGCCAGGCACGCCCCCTACTAACGTCTGGATTGCCAATACGTATTACCAACCTAACGTAAATAACATTTGGCAGTTTGACATTCAGTACAACCCCCAAGGTGCTGCGCTTGAAGTTATTGCGCATCCTGGTCGTAACTTAGCAAACATAGACAACGGCGTTGAGACTCAAGTTTACGCCGGAAATATTTTACCCGGTTCGGGTAATGTTTGGAATTTTTATGGGCTTGCTGATACGCAGGGCACAAATCCAACTTTTGCGCCAGTAACAGCCGATGGCGGTATAGTAGTGCTGTATCCGTTTTTGTTTATTTACGGATCAAATGGGTTTATTGCAAACAATCACGTTGATGCCGTATACGCAAATCAAAGCTTAAATGATTGGAACGGGCCGCTTGCCAATCGCGTAAACATGACGGCCGGTAAGATAGTTCGCGGCATGCCGGTGCGCGGCGGAACAAATTCTCCGTCAGGTTTGTTCTGGGCTACTGACAGTTTGATTCGTGTTTCATTTACTGGAAACGCAGCGCAGTACTGGAAGTACGACATTATTTCTAGCCAGACCTCCATTATGTCATCAAACTGCGTCGTTGAAATGGACGGAGTTTATTACTGGATGGGCGTTGACCGTTTTTATTTATACAACGGTTCGGTTCAGGTTCTCGCCAATGATAAAAACATAAACTGGATCTACGATAACCTAAACTTCGAACAACGCCAAAAAGTTTGGGCAACAAAAGTGCCTAGATATAATGAAATCTGGTTTTTTTATCCAAGAGGCACGGCCACTGAGTGTACCGATGCCGTAATTTACAACGTTAAAGATAAAATCTGGTACGACGCTGGGCAGGCGGTCGGGGCTCGTAGATCGTGCGGCTATACAACTGAAGTGTTTCCAAGCCCAATTTGGTTTGGTTGGGAGTATGTAGCTAGTTTTTCTAACCCGGCTAAGGTTGCGGCAACCCCGGGAGGATCACCAGCACCAGCATCAAATCAATTATATTTAGTGGGTGATGCAACCCCATTGCTCCCCCCAGGGAAAAACTTTCAGTTCTCAACGATTGTTGGGGATGTGTTCTACAAGGTTGTTAGTGTAACTTACAGTGCCGTAACAAACACAACATTTCTTGTTGCAAATACAAATTTTGCTGCTTACCCCGCTGTTGGCGACAATGTGTATCCCACAAGCAACGGGTATACCATGTGGCAACATGAGTACGGCGTTAATGAGGTTAGTGATAACGGCACCCTTGCCATTCAATCAAACATAACAACTTGCGACATAAGTTGGGTGGGAGGAGATCCATCACAAGACGCCGCCAAAGGGGTGAATCGACGTATTCATCTAAGACGAGTTGAGCCAGACTTTGCGCAAACGGGAGACATGACACTGCAAGTGATCGGTCGGAAGTTTGCAAGAGGAGACCAGGAGTTATCTCCTGTTTTTACTTTTGGCCCAAACGAAGGCAAGGTTGACCTGCGTATTGAAAACCGCGAAAGTAAGCTTAAATTTGAAAGCAACGTTGCCGGCGGCGACTACCAAATGGGTCGGATTTTGATTACGGCAGAATACGGGGATGAGCGTCCATGAGCGCGCCAATTAATCAAAGCATTCCGTTTATTGCTGGGGATAACACCTGGGAAAGCTGGAATGGCAATATGCTGCACTATTTTGGACAGGAGCCTTTGCCAAGGGTCGATGAAGAAAACTGGCCCCAGTTTGCCGCTCAAATGGCTGGCCTGCCCACGTTTATGTCTTACGGCGTGCCGTCCCCCGACGGTTTTGAACGCTGGCAAGATTGGGTCTCGTCTGTCATATCTTTAGTAAACGGCCCCACGGAATAAAGAGCAAAATCCTCTCTTTTTATGCATTAGTAGATATAGAACCATGAGCCAAACTTTCGGAAATCAAGGGCAATTTTCAGCTGCTGACATCAGCAACTTCGTTGCTCAAAATTTATCTGACCCGCAACTCATCTCTGATGTTGCCGGGAAGTTTGGCATTTCTGCGTCTGACATTCAGTCTGCCACTGGTTACACGCCAGCGCAACAGGCTTCTTTCTTTTCCGCCGCAAATATAACTCCTTCGTATTCAGGACTGGATCTACTTGCGCCCGCGCCCGCGCCGGCCCCTGTTGGAGTTACAGCGCCTGCACCTACACCGGCTCTGGTCTCAGCCACAGCTCCGACCCCCGCCCCTGGTTTAACACCGCTAACAAAGCTTCAAATTAGCGATTTTATTAAACAGAATCAAGATGATCCGGCAGCGATTGCAAATGCGATTGCTAAGTTTAATGTTTCTGCAGAAGACATTCAACGGGCTACAGGTTTTACTCCACAACAACAGGCATCATATTTTATTTCTAAAGGTTTGACGCCACAATATTCTGGGTTAAATGTTGCGGAACAAGCTGCGGTAGACAGATCCGGAAACGTGTATGACAAAAATACGCTTTTAACATTAGCTCAACAGATTGTTCCTAACCTAGGTGAACTGCGCGGAGGAATCTTTGGCACCACAGGTGAAAGCGTAGGCTTTGGTTACGACGAGGCTAAAAAACTTTTAGGTCGTGATCCAAACGCTGGCGAACAGGTAGTTCTTGACATGGCTCGAGAGCTAATGAACAAAGGAATTACTGACCTCAGTCAAGTAAAACTTGAGGACATGCTTCGTGAGGGCCAGGTTTCGCAAAGGTTTGATGAAGGCTCGACAACTCCAAGATACATGTTGTCTGCTTTCAACCCGTATATTGCACTGGATGAAAGCGCAGGCAGTGCGGCCGTTAATCGAGAGCTGACTCCGGAAGAGTTGGCAAGAGTTCAGAGCCGTCAAATTAAAGATGAAGAGGGAAACTTATACACACAGTATTTCTTGCCCGATGTGTCGGTTGGAAAAATAGTAAAGACTCCAACACAAACTTTGGGTTACACATCGGCAACCGACCCATATAGATTTCAAATCGGCAAGACCTATAGCGGTCCAGGCATGACGGGTTATAACATGATTGTTAACCCCGCCACTGGAAAGCTGCAGTTTACAACCTTTGGTGCTGATACAGGCCAAGGACAGCTTATTTCCCAGGCATTAGCTGTTGCGTCATTTATCCCTGGCGTTGCCCCTTATGCCCAAGCTGCTAATGCTGCGCTTGCAATTAGTCAAGGCAATACACTAGGAGGGTTGGCAAGCCTTGCAGGCATAGGGCAATTTACAGACGCGGCAACCGCTTTGAACGTAGCTAACGCAATTAAAAACGACAACCCGTTAGGAATTGTTACCGCGCTCATTAACAATCCTAACATTTCAAATAGTATTGGTTCAGTTAATTTAACTGGCAACATTACACTTTCAGATGTATCGAGAGCAGCTAGTTTGGCAAACGCCGTTGCAAGACAAGATTGGACTACTGTTGCTCAAATAGGCGGACAACTATCTAACAGTAAAGATTTACAAACTGCCGCAGCAGCTTCAAGGGTTGTTCAAGCGTTACAAAGCGGAAATTACATGGCCGCAGCAGATGCAATTCGAGGATTAGACAGTACGTTAAAAGCAGCAAGCAACGTTACAAATCCAAAAGTTGCTTCTGATATTACCAAGGCCGCTTCTGATGGCCTGGTTGAAAAAACTGGAGAAGAGACTCTTTGGAGCTCGACTTATCAATCTGCGATAGCTGCTGGAGCAACAAAAGAAGATGCCACCAATGCGGCTAATGCTGTTGCTCAAATTAATTCTTCTTCTACCAAACAAACAGACGTTACAGAAAATTTAATTGCTGCTGAACTAAAAGCAAACCCTGGGTATCAAACTGAGTTAGACATTGCACAAGCTTCAGTTGGAAACCGTCCGCTTTCTGTTAGCGACAAAGCCAGCGCGATTGGCGAAGCCATGGCTCGTCAAGCATTTGATGATGCTATTTCTGGTGAACAAACTGCAGCTTTGCCTGCTTTAGCTTTGCCGCTTGCCGCAAGCGCGGCCACACAAACAGCCGCCAGAGCCGCTCCGGAAGTAGCTAAACAAATTGCAAGATTTGCAGCAAACGATCCTCGCTTTGCTCAAATTGTTGCATCTAATCCCTATGTACAACAGCTTCTTTCTGCGGCTGGAATTGCTGTAACGGTGGGGATGACCGGAGACACTACCGTAAGTCTCTTACCCACTCCGAATCAATCGGAGGCTGAAACAGCTAGATTAAATAGGTACGTAGAAGAAGTTCAGAAAGTTGTTTCCCAACCAAAATCTGGATTGCCTGCTCCTGCTGCTCCTCCGCAAGCTCCACCAAGGCCGAGTCCTGCTCCGGTTCAACCAATTGTTACGCCAGAAGAAATTCCTCCGGCGGAAAATGAGCCTAAACCTGATTTGGTTCCGGCTCCTTCGACTCCTGTCGTTCCGCCGAAAGACGTTCCGCCGCCCGAAAATGAGCCGCAGATTACTCCGCCTCGACCGGCACCTCCACCTCCAATTATTGAGCCGCCTTTGCCTCCGGTAGAAAGGCCTCCTATAGAGACTCCGGCGCCTGAGATTCGGCCTTTTATACCGACGCCTACGCCACCACAACCGCAACCGCCTGAGCCACAGCCACAGCCACCTGAGCCACAACCCGCTCCGGCTCCAGCCCCTGCACCCGCTCCGGCTCCAGCCCCTGCACCCGCTCCGGCTCCAGCCCCT